TCATAATATTGAGGTTTTGGATTTCCATGCTTAGTATATTCTACTACAAAATCGGGTTCATTGTCAAGGAAAAACTTCATAACAATTTCTTTAGCTTTTTGACCACGCTTAATGGTAATCCCGCATTTCTTTCTAGCTGATACTGCTGGGATATATTCTGGCTGTATTTTAAATTCTTCATAACAAAGCCATGATAAAATTCCATTAAACTTAATTAATGTTGAAATAGTGTGCGATGATGACTTACCCATCATAAACATATTTAAAGCAGGTTCAATAAATATATCTTGAATTTCATAACAATAAGAAATATCTTTTAATCTTTCTTTACAATGTATAACCTTTGAATAAAAGTCTGGGTAATGGTTTTTATTGCGCAAATCCCAACTTCCAATTTTGACTATGGTTCCGTCATAATCAATTATTGCATAGCCAGTTATTGATGTAGAAATATCTAGGCCAAGAATCATTCTTCACCAGTTTTTTCATAACCTAAATCACGTTGGATTGATAATCCTTTAATCTTACGCAAGCCAGGTTTAAGAGTTGTATCATAATAATATTTTACGTCGGCTCCGTGAGTTAACACAAATCTGATTTTATATTCTCCCACAAAAGTTTGAGTAGAAGTTGAAACTTCTTTTTCGCGATAAACAGTTGTAACATTTTGAATCGCTCTCATAAACCCCATAAGCTCGGTGCGATCAATCTCCTTAGATTGTGTAAGGGCTAAATAAAAATGAGCTTCATATTCATCTTGAACAGGTTTTTCTTTTTCTGTAAGATACTTACGCCAATTTTCAAATTCTTTTTCCATTATCATAAATAGATTACCATTATATCAAAAATCTAGTTTTAATTTAAATGTATAATCATCCATCTCCCTTTTTCTTATTGGATTAGCTAATTTTGCAATAGCAATAAGATTTTTGTCATCATCATAAATGCCAATCTGATCTATAAATGTGATTTTTTGAAAATCAGCACTTGAGCTGACGAAAGAAGAACTTGCCACATTCACAATCGGAGCCCGTATTGATTCCACAAATTGCGTAGTTCCTATGGAAGATGTTTGAGAAATGACAGAGCCATACTGTTTATATGTTGGATTATTTGAATGATTTAACTCTCCCTTGGAAGCGTGAGCCAACATAGTGAGTGTTGGAACATAATTTGTTCCGCTGAATATCATAGAGAAGCTTGATGATGGGAGATTTACGTTGAGACAATCTCCAGATCCATTTGAGCCTGTATAACCAAAATCAATCCAACGAGGTTTCCCTGGGGTAGCAGATCTTGGACATAAATATTTTTCGGTGTGTGAACTTAAAGGCCAACTTCCCGTTAAGATAACAAAACCCTCATTGTAAAGAACGACCCCTGCTATCGAACCACTTTGAGTAATTGTAACTCCATCACTGCTAGTTGCGAATTGTCTTAGCTCTCCGTTCATTTTGTCATCTTTTAGTTCTCCGATCAAAGTACCTGTTATATAAAATTTTAATGAAACGCTTCCTTTTTTAATGGAGGAGCCATAAAAAATAGAAGGTATACTTATCAGGCGCATCTCTTGAGTAGCTTTGTTCCCGAAATCAGAATCATAAGCATAAGCATAGCTTAAGTTTTGATATGAATTTAAAGCGGTTTTTAGGGCTTGAATTTTTGGTCGCGATTGATCTGCTTGATACCTATCCAAAGAAATAGAAGCTGTTAAAGGATAGGAACCATTAATTTGTTCACCATAAGCAAAATCACTATTAAAGGCTGTTGTCGATACTGTTTTGAATGCTGTTAAAGAACCATCCTTAGTTACGAAAGGATAAATCAATGAATCTGAAGGTCTGTCAACATTTAATTCATATAGACTAATAAACCCACCAGTAACAGGCCCAGTCATTTGTGTAACATTTGACACAAACTGACCGGCAGAAACTCCTTTGTTATTATAAATGACCCTTCTGTCATAGATATAAAAACTTACTTCTGGGAAAGTCTTTATTCTATTATAAAAGATATCATTAGGAGAGAACTTATAAGTAGACATACCTATTTTTAAATAGTTCTGAATTAATAATCAAGACGCACACGGACTGTCATTTCGTTTGTTGGATCTTTTTTCAGTGCTTCTGAAAGTTTTGCTACTGCCAAAAGCTCATTATCGGCAGAATAAAGCCCAACAGTTGTGATATAAGAAACCGGCGCATCTTGCGTGTTGTTCTTCACAACAATCTTGCTTTGGCTCAAATATGTTGGATTTGAACTATAATTAAAATCGTTATGATTAATTCGGCAGAAATGAATCGTTGAATTTAATTCTGTCGTATTATTAAAACTTATAGTATCAAGCCGGTGGCGTAGATTATTGGCTGCATCCCGTATAAGACTCCCAGTAAAAGAGGCAGTAATGTTATTATTGCCAGCCATTGTCATGTTTGTGTCGGCATTTGATTGTATTACGCCACCTTGAGAAGTTCGGAAAAACACAGAACTAGACAAAAATATAATCCCTGCTTGATAAAAAATAAGTCCAACTTTTGGTGTGACGGGTCCGTCTGGGTCATATCCAACAGACATAGACAAAATACCATATTCGCCAGCTGGTGAATTTACACGATAATCATTTTGAGCATTTGTGTCTGCAATAGTTACTCTGGCATCGCCTCTGCCGACTGCTGTTTCCATCGGTGATGCCCACGAACCAGTTCCGAGCTTCATTGTAAAGGAACCTTTCTTAATTTCATCCTTTGACAAAAGGCGAGAAAAATTAAGAAAATATCCGTTATCTATTTTTGTTCCGCCATCAGTAATGTTTCCATCTTCGTCGAATCTTAAAATAGAACCAGTCGCATCATAGCCCATAAGGACTTGTGCCATTTGATTATAGATATTAATTTTCTTGGCATTTTGTACACTAGTTGAAGAAGATAAAGGCGACCCCGGAGCATATCCGCAAGTAATATCAAAAATATGATTAGCTGAAGAACTTAGATAAGGATAGTCATAAACACTTTGAAACATGCCGTGAGCATAATTTTTAATATTTGAGCCACTTGGATATGTTCCGTAGGTTCCAGACACAAGAGCGCCCGTTAATGGGATACTTTCGTGTAACAATGTCTTTGTTGATGTAATATCGTTATTGAGAAATGTTTTATATGTCGTTGCCATTATTTATCCTTTACACCTGTTTCTTCAAAAATCTAACTGGAATATCAAGTCTATAGCCGGTTGTTGCGCCAGTTACTTTAATTATAGTGTCAATATAATAATATGTGTTTGCTGATCCGCCGCCCAAATCTTGTTGCTGTAGTGTGCTTCCTAATTGCGTAAATAAGTAGGTGCTTGTTTGCAAATCGGTGGAGGCTTGAATTCTAAATTCTAAATATGTACCTCGTGGTCCTTGGATTGTGGTGCTAGAAGCATTATTTGGAAGATTCGCAATAAAATTAGTGTCAGTATTTATTGATAAATAATAGCTTGCAATATTGTCGTCGTCAATAAACGAAATATTGGCAGCTACCCCCGTATTGCCCTGTACAAAATTTGGACCCGATACAATTGTACCAAATCGATTATCAATTTCGATAATATACTGGGTTTCAGTAAGGTCTGCATCAATTGTATAATCAGAAGAAATTTCCGTTGTATCAAGACCTTGGTCTACTCGAATAAAATTACTATCACCGGCAGTGGCACCGAATGGATCATAACCGTCGAGTCGTCCTTTAATATCTTCCGTAACAGTGCCGTTGTCTTTTTCTATTAAGCCGGTAATTATATTTTCCTGACCTGCCGTATTTTGATCAACCGCGCACCAAAATGATCCAGTAAACGCACCGCCAGAAGTTCGTGAAAGATCTCCGCCACCCAACTTTAAAACTGGCAAATACAATAAATTTGTTCGTGCGATTGAAATTAAGCGAGATTTCATAGTAGAAGTATTATTTGTAAATGCTTCTAAAATTGGTGTTTGAAGAATTTCTAAATCGTAATATGCACTTCCGCTTGAATTATTTTTATTATATGAACCATAATTGATCTCATCATCTCCAAGCGCAAACTTTACAATTTTAAACGAACCATCTCCTTTTGCTAGTCTATATCGACCAGTATCTGTTAATACTGCATCCAGAATAATGTCACCACTATTGTCTAAAAACGCCATAAATTTCTCCTATCTTCAAATAAATAGTTTGTTTTTTTACTTCTAACACAATTTTTATCCATTCGGCAATCCTTGATCTGTCGTGCGCCAAGGCTTGGTTTTGAATTCTACATTAAAATCAATTTTTTTGCCGCTTTGTTTAGAAACAATTCTAATTTTATATTTTTTTCCCCAAACTGGTTCGCTAGAAGATCCCAGCATAACCCCTTCATTATCAACTTCGGGAGGGACACTATTTTTATTAACACCGTTACTATCCACCAATTTAGATTCTTCTTTGTTAATCCCCAATTGATTTGTTGATGGCTTAATATAAATATATTTTTTACCACTTTTGGATGGAACCTGTGGAGGATCTTTTTCCTTTTTTATGGGAAACATTTTTGTTACTAATGTGTTGGCCATATCATGGTCCACCATCTCTACCTCATAAATTGCTGTTGGATTAGAAGTATGATTATGAACATCTTTTGTCCTAAACATATAATAATATTTTTTGTTCGGTGTAATATAATCAATAAATGATGCGGCAGTTGCTGATTTTTTTGGATCTTCAAATGCATCTGCGTGAGCTTCAAATATCTTTTTACCAGCAAATTGCTGATAAGATACTGGTCTTGTTTCCATTCTAAAGATTTCAAAAATCTTTGCCTGGTCGTCACTCTTAAAAGTTATTGGTTCATGAGGATCTAAAATGTCTTGCGCCTCTCTAAGCTTTTGTATATCGGCTGCATCATCTTCATCAATAGCAATTGGTTTTAATTTATAGTTTCCAACATTTCCTCTAAACCAAAAAAGAACTTTGTCGTTTTGATTACGATATGAAAGGATATCAAGATCAGGCCAAACGGGGGGAGCATCCATTACCATTTTAACTGCTTCATAATAGGGTGTTTTAATTAAACGAACCGAGGGAGATGAAAATACACATATTTTCGCCAACCAGTCATTGTTGGTGCTTTGGAGTTGAGAACCTGCTACCCCCTCCAATTCATCTAAAATATATCTATATTTTGTACCAAAGACCGCTTGATAAGCATGGATTTTATATCTATAACGTTTTCCGTATTTAACTTGAGTATCAATATATTGATGAACATCAATTTCATTTGAATTTGGCAAATAAATAGACTGAATCAACCTTGTATAATTACCAGCAGAATCGACAGCCCACTTCTCTATTTGGTAAAAAACAGTTTCTGTGTATGCTTTTTCACCATTTAAAATTTGATTAAATGTTCTTGTTTTTTCTAACATTAATTTAGAAAGTTTACCAGCCATAATAATGGTCATTAATGTTTTATAAAATGTGGAAGTGCTTGAGTTAGATATAACTTCAACTTCTTCGTTATATTCTCCAAGAAAGACCATATCATCATCACCAGGTGTGAAAGCCCTATCAGGATCAGAAGCCAAGCTTGTTACCCATCCAGTTATGTCCCACTGTTTTAGTGGCTCGTTTACTCGTGTATGACTTGGAAGATTAATTAATGTAAAATCACTAGATGCAATATCTGACAATTCTCTTTGTTTCCTTGCATACTGTTGGGCTCTGGCAAACCTTCCAGCCTTGCCAAGATTGCCATTCCCATGAAACGTCTCCAAAAAGTTGTATCCGAATCCCTCCCAGTGGGAAAAATGATTAACAGAATCAGTTGTGGACGATTCTTGAAACGTTTTCCAATATCCTATAATATTTATCCCCCATCCACTTTGACTTTTAACAAAGTTTTCTGTGGTTGGATTACCTTTAGAAAAAACTTGAGCCCCTGATGAGTTGCCCAAATAAACATCAACGCCATAATCAAGATTATCGGTAGGCGCTGTTGCTTCAGCTGTGCGTGGCCAGCTCGCAGGGTTGCGATTAACATACAAATTGTCCCAATTAATTATATCAATCCTATCGGCCAAATAAAGAGTTCTATCGGTCGTTCGCGTTAAAGGATTTACCACACTAGATTGTGGAATATAAGCTACAAATCCATTTTCTTTCTGAAAGAAATCATCAGATTTCTTCCCAATCCACACAATAAGACCAGCACCTTGAGGGACTTCCCATTCTGGTCGTGAAGTTATATTGCCCCAAGTCATCGGTTGATGTTGAGTTAAATCTGACAATTCTTTAAAATCAGATGTTGGGCTGATAATATCCTTGATCATTGTTGAACTTAATTTAGACTCTTTCAATGCTTGAGTAAAATCCGTGTTGGTATCAGTTGAAAAACTAATATCTATTCCCATTGGAAAATTTCTTTTTTTGTCATTGAAATCTCTATACAATTGAATATCAGTAAGGGGTGCTATAATATTAGTAAATTTACTCTCAACTTGTTGGGCTTCTGCATTATTGTTATCAATCAATGTTCTAAAAGCAGTATAGTTTTTTGCATACTTATCATAATATTGATTTCTGCTAGATTTTTTAAGTTGTTGTTCTGGAGTACGATTAATAACTTCCCTAGTTAAAGCCGAGCCATTTGCATCAGACGCATATAAAGTATCCTTTACCGTTTGTTGAAGCGTTATATGTCTCTCAAATATATCATCAATAGTCGAATCATCTCCTCGGACTATAACATCTTCGGGATCTGTTTCTTGAAGGACTAATAAAAACGCATACATATTTGGAATTGTGCGCTCATCAACAAAATCTTCTGCTATGACTCCTTCATATGAATCAACGTAAAAATTGTAAATTGATTTTACTTCTGCTGTTGGTGGTGTCGAAATTCCAAACAATCTTTTATCAACTTCTTTTTTAGGAAAAGGCATTTCCATTTCAAAAGTATGATCGAAAAATGTTTTGCCCCTTACTCCATTTCTAGAACCAAACATAGAAGCCACTCGTGGGTCATGAAATTCCGGCAGGTTAGGTTGAAGTGGTTGGGTTGAATCAATTTTATAAGCCCAGGCTTCCAAATTAACTATTCCACTCCCGCCATAACCTTGAGAAAGCGTTAAAATTTCTTTCGTTTCTTCCTCCCTTGATGGATTTCCAGTAGCATCTATAATACAACTATCAACACTTATATAATCAAATTGCCCAGCATAGCTAAACAACCCATCATCATCCCACTGTCGATGAGTCATAAATCTTAAAAGATCTAAATCGGGTGGAGCAAAATCTATTTCGCGGGATATTCCTCCAGCGTCACGCTGGGCTATAAATTGATTCAAAGAATATTGATTATACGACTCAACAACCAAAAGCTTTTTGGGTATAGGTTGTTGCACATTTTGTAAAGTTCTAGTAAAATCTACCATTTTTATTCTCCATATCCGCTATTGCCGCCAATTATACCACCTAGAATACCTGCTGCGAAACCTTCCACAGCTTGAATTCCATCGGCAAGACCACCACCAAGCTCACTGGCCAAAGCCGCTCCCTGTCCGAAACCCCCTACTCCTTGTTCTTGTTCGTCGCCCGTGTCCGTATCGCTGCCGAAAAGGGCACCCAAGCCACTGAAATCTCCAAGGGCTGCGAAAGCCTCCGCACCCCCGGCTCCAAATCCAGCAGCCAACTCTTCTAATCGAGGATCAAATTCTGCGCCTGCTTCTAAAAATTCTGTAAAACTTCTTTCTTGTTCTGCTTCTGCTGCTTCTCTCGCAAAATCGTCTTCTTGGGTATCTTCTTGAACTCTTGGGGGAACATTTCCTGGTTGTATCATAAAATATTGTTCATAAAGTGGCAATTCATTTTCTAGGCTGATGCCTGCAATACTATTTTCATATGGTCTAAATCTACATAATAAATATTGATTATTAGTGTGAGCATCACCATATATTGTTCGTGTTAGTGGCACCCATTTTTTTTCTATTAAAGAAGGTACATCGGCGTTTGCGCCCGCGCCGACATCTTCAGTAATCATTTCATATCCGGTAAAAACTTCCAATGTATAAATAGTTTCAAACACATATCTTGTAAGTGCTCTGCCGCCGCTGCGTTCTTCTCTCGGCTGATTCCAATCAGTAATACCACCAACACTATTTCCACGAGATCGGCCCCAGAGAGCATTTACTAAGTCCATTCTAATATCTAATCCGAAGCCGCCGCCAGAAATAACAGGCTTGCTAGCAATTGAAAACAAAGCCTTAACTTGATTGGGAAGTGTTGACATAAAACTTCTAATATCGATAGTCTGCAAAACTCCATTGGCATCCGGCATTTGTAAAGTTGGTTGTTGAGCGCCGGGTAATGTAGGATCCATCAAGCCCCATTTGGCCAAATGTCCAGCCGGATTTGACGGTTTATAAAGTTCTAAGTCATTATTTTTTAATGCCCTCAATGATATAGAAGATACATTAGTAGCACCATTAACATTTAAATTGCCTAATATTTCAGTAAAGTTAGAATAAGCATCTCTGTTGAGTTCTTTCTGTTCATCACGCAAAGTATCATAATACGTATTACGATCATCAACCAATACTTGATTCGATGGTGGTTGTGGCCCAGGCGGAACAATAGGAACTTGGACTTCATTTTCTGGCACAACTGTTAAATTAAAATTAGTTCCTACAAAACTTGAGATAGAAAATTCTATATCTTGTGCTAATTTTGTTCTCTGCTCTGAACTAAAATCATTAACCCATCGAGAGGCATCAGCTGCCAACATTTGCGGATTTGAATTTACACCACCGACTTTTACAGTTCCACTCAAAGTATTGATAATCGTTGGAGTAAAATAAGACATGTCCCCATCTCCAACATTATACGTTGTGGCTTTTCCAACTTCAGGAATATTTCTTATCCAAATAAGTCCTGTTGCGTCCCAATCAGACACACGATCATTACTAAAGATTTTTTTAGTTTCATTGGCAACCATATTGGTGAAGTCTGTTCCGGGTATAGTTAAAAGACCTCCATTATTATTATAATCAGCAATATCTATTCCCAAAATATTAAGTCCAACATTCTTTGGCATGTTAGCATCAAATATGGATTGAAAACGATATTCGGTCTTGATCGTACTCATTTTAGGAGGGCCATAATCCTGGATGTTACTGGCAACTATTTGATTACCTTGAACCTTCATAAAATTGCCTTCGCCCGGATGAAGTGCCCAATTGCCATTACTGCTTTTTACGGGCCTCAACCCCTTAATTGCTTCCAAAAGAATTTGTTGTAATTCTTCTAACAACTTAAATGTGAGCAAGATGCCCTCAATATTGCCAGTATGCGGACTCATGTAATCTATAAGTGAATTTTTTATTTCTTGCTGTTCACCCGAAGGCAAATTGGCTAAAGTCGATATTATTTGAGAATATATTCTTGCGGCAATCATCCAAGGTGATGATGAATCTTGTTGATCCGGTTGTGTATTAATAAAATGTTGTGTAAATCTATTTGCTAAAACATTAAAGTTTGCGGGTCTTGGATCATTGGGTTGGATTAATCCTCTCGAATCACCGGATTGTTGTACATGCGGATTTTCATAAGGATTGCTTGCGCCTGGTGATCCAAGTCTGGAGGCTTCTGCATAATATCCTCCCAGAGCTGTTTGGGCACTCCTTAATTGTTCTATGAGATTTGCTAAAAAAGCAGGCGCACCATCTTTTATTTCTAAAACAACTTTATATTGATAAAAGCCATCTGTTTTATTTACAACTGATCGATCAACTCCAGTAAAATATTTTATTGGAAGTTGAGACACATTATTATCCCCTGTATAAACCTGAGTTCCAAAAACGCTTCTAATAGTAGACACACCGTCAAATGCCACAACATCTCCACTACTAAGACTAGTTGGCTTATATTCTAACAACAATTCATCGCCATCTGTTGTCTGAGTGCTGGCAGGGCCGACTGGTAATGAACCCACAGTTTGTTCTGTATCAGACATATACATAAAAGATGGTGGCGACGGTTCATTGTCATAAAATTTTCGTGGTCGATCATTGGCTTCACCGGCTGTGGATATGTAAAGTGGTTTAGAGCCCATTTCAGGACTTCCCTTTAATCTTATGCGATGAAGTCTTAAAGAAATAATTTCAGAACCAGCAACTACCGCATTTTTTGTTCTAGGGTTTTTATAAAGATTCCCAAAGAGAGAATTTTGTTCTAAAATCTTATCAAATCTCATAGAAAAAATGAACCGACAATTATTATTTAAATCTCTGGTCAAATGCATAGTAGAAAAATTTTGGTTTGATTTATTTTTATATTCATCCAACATTCTAGAAAATTTAAAACCAGATAACATCGGCTTTAATTTATTCTCAAGAGTAGAAAGATCTAAATTAAGTTTTTCAACTCTCTCAACAGTACGAAAATCTTGAATCTTCGTATTTTTAACTCCCTTTTTAAAAACAATTTCCTGCTTAACAGGAACTTCGTAGCCTTGATCATATACAAATTGACCGTTTGTAGCTTTTCTAACAGTTGCAGCTTCAGCAGCATTCAAAATAGCTCCGTCAGATATTTGATACCATCGACCAGTCCAATATCGGTTTGAATTTATTTGTACTGGATTTGGTCCATTCCAAACGACGCCGCTTTTGTCTCTAAAAATATAGGCAGTATTTATAACTTTTCCGCCTTCTATTACTTTATCAACCATTTTTCTGGAATAATATTTAACATTAAAAATATTTTGAAATGATGCGAAATTGATGATGTCGAAATCATAATCCACTGCAATTTGCTGTAGATCAAATTCTGTCCAAGTCACATAGGCCAAAAAATTTGGATTAGGATTTTCTATAGGCCCAAACGTTACATTATATGGTATATTTTTTAAATTAAGTTGTGTGGATTGTTGAACAATTGATGAAACACGTCTCCGATTTTCAATTATTTCTGCACTTTCGTTTGCCACGGCTTGTGTCAAAACATCATTAACACTTCCAACTACTTCACCCAAAGTTTTCATTTTAATATCGTCAACACCAAAAAGATTTTTTAAACCTGCTGGATTGTTTCTAATAGCTGTCATGGCTGTACCAAAATCACCAGCGGACATCAATTGGCCACAATATATCTTTATATAATTTTTTAAATCGAAGGGTTGAGTGCCAGTTTTTCTAGTGAAATTAATATTATTAAACCACGAAGCTTGTAAATCATAAAGAACATCTTTTACTGTCATGTTAATGGTAACATTTAATTGAGTTGGTGTTGGAAGCGGAGCGCCTGATGAATCGTCTATATCCAAAGCATAACGGCTGGCTTCACTCATCCCCGAGGTTAGTGTCGCTCCGACAATAAGTGGTTTAACATGTGGATCTCTACGAAGTGGTGTTTGTGGATTGGCAGGTTCCAAAGTTATTTTGCTAGTATAAACTTGTGGCGTAAATTTACCTAATAATTCTTTTTCACTTAAAAATTCCATTTATTAATATCCACCACCACCAGGTATTCCAGAATTAGAAAAATCAATATCAGTATCGAACAAGGATTCTGCGCTGCCAGTTTGGTTGAGCAGCTTATATTGTTCACAATCCAAAACCCTTTGTGAGAAAATACCCTCACCCTCATTCAAAGTATATTTACAAATAATTTGTTCAGGTATTTCATTGTCAACCAAAACATCCATATAATACTCAACATAACTAGGATCAAGATCTAAATTTGGGTTTTGAAATACATCCTCTTGTTGGTCCATTAAGATACCATTTTGCACGTCCTCAAACGGTTTAATAAAATAAAGTGGAACCAATCTTTCAATTACTTGTTGGTCGTTACACAAAGAAACATTCGAATCAATTTCTGTTGAAACTTCATAAATTTCAATATCAAAATTCTCATTTTCAAAAGTAGTATTTTTTTCGTTTATTTCAATAAGAAGTTCAGAATTTCTTGGAAGAATTTTTATGATCTGATTTCCATATAAATCTTCAGGATTATAATCACTCAATTGCCAATCAGGAACAACCTCAACTTTGCTTTCATATGTAACTGGGCTTATTTCCAACTGAGGAACATTAATCATTGGATTCGAACAAGTTAAATAATTAGACACTGCTGTTGAGCCACTAATCTCGCCGCTTATTAAAGAAACTTTCCATGCAGGCAATTTATCGCTACTTAATTCGGAAGTGCCCAGCATTGAAGTCAGCAAATAATTTTTGTCTTGGAAAGATTGAAAAAATCTTCCTTGATCAATTTTTGTGAAAACACCATCCTGAATAGCATAATCATCTTCTTCGGGTTGAGAACGAATATAATCATTTTCTCTTTTTATGTTTGTTTCTACACCGCTGAAATTATATTGAGCTTCCAAACGAGGGGTATCTTTTATAATTCTATTTTGAGAGTCGTTCTGTACTTCGCTCACATCTCCCCATTGAGAATCGTACAAAACTCCATCATCAAAAAATGCATAAAAAGATGGTTTAAATTTTCCTTTCGAAAGAAGACGCTTACCATATTGAGTTAACTGAAGGTCAATTACTTGTTCTTTTTTATTTAAAAATTTCATAATTAAGTTCCTTCAGTCTCCGTTTCTGGATATATTAAAAATTCATCTTCAACTTCAAGCTCTGCTAATTCAACAAGCGAGAAGTAATCATAGGGCCAATTATAACTAGCGCCAAGTAGTTCAGCTTCGTGTATAATAGTTGAAGTTTGGGAATCATCCGTTTCCGAAGGTGTGGCTTTATAATAATCAATATTAGCCCTTTTCTTCACCTTGAATACCATCCATCGTATATTAGCTGGGATCTGTTTACCACCAAAAAATTCCAAAGGTCCAGTTGGCCACGAAGCTTCACTTATTGCTTGCTCGGCTTGAGTTGAAATTTCAGGCATTAAACCTTGCCATATGTCAATCAAATCCTGGCGTTTTAATGTATGATTAAATTCCATAACATACATAACGAATGGTTCAATAAAATCGCCTGTTACAAGTGGGATTGGATCTGTCACCGTATTGGCTACGAAAGATCGAAAGGTAAATCGATTAGTTCTAAAATCAAGTTCTGGTGGGAAAATATATTTATCCATCATTAGCCCCAACTCTGATATAGAAGTATCAACAACAGGACCACCAGAACCCCATACAGAAGCTTGGTCATCTGGAATTGCTTCACCAAATTGTCGCTTGTTTCCCCAAAATGCTCGGAATCTTTTAGCACTATCAATATGATTATCCCCTAATGAAAAGAAATATTTTCCTAAAATCGGATCTTTGGTGCGTGTTGCCTGATTTGGATTGTTGTCAGGGGCTTCAACATATGGAATTGCCACAATTGCTTCCGATATTTCTTTGGAAAATGCCATTTCTCCCACTTGTTTTTGTTGAGTTTGACTATCAAACATTACGTCAATTAAAGAGCCGGTTGTTGGGCTGTTAATCTGACCACCAAATGCATTAACGAGACTTAAATTAGTATATGTTTCGTCTATTCCAAAATTAATTGATTTGTTAACAGGTAATTCACCATAACCCGACCACATCCCTATAGGGCCATCAGGACGGTCTTCAGCTGTAGTGCCAAGATTACCGGAAAAATCTAAAACTGGAGTTTCCATCCGTGGGCTAATAACCCACTTATCCAAACCAGCATCAGTAGTCGTATCGTTTGGTCCTCCTATTCCCCTGCTGACTCCCTCAAAATTAATTGAAGCATCTATGGTCATAGTTCCCGAATGGGCGGCGGATTGCAGCCCTCCGTGGCCAGCATACGCTTGAAATCGATCAGTGAGTGTACGATTGGAATATGTCGAGGTCACTTCATTAAAAAATTTACCAAAAGTAAAATTGGTAGCATCATCAGCTGTTGATAAATATTCTATAGTTACTTTAGAGCGTCCAAAAAAGTAAGGAGGAGTATATTGAGTATAACACAATGTTTCCGCGAAATTGAGGAAGTTTTCCTTCGTCGCCAACGGAGGTCCAAACAATCTACCGTTCACATCTCTAGTAGCAGGCAAACCAGGTGCCTTGAACACAGATTTCTCTTCCATCATCACCAAATCATCAGATTTGTCCAAATAAATATCCATGTAATACCGCGTACCGGCTTGCAATCTGTTCCGTATTTGAGACACATTAAAAGATGATTCAATTTTTTTAAATTTACCAGGATCTTCTGAATTATTTAAAAAGAAATTAGGGATTTCAGCTAAGAAATTACTAATTGCCAATTGATATACCCCATAATCAGAATTATTACTTTGAGCTAATGTTCTCGATGAGCCCGTTAATTCTACATATGGGGCGCGGGCCTGTCTTGCTGTTGGAGATTCTGGACAGCACACCGGTGCCCACGGAAAGGCTGCGCCACTGATGGCGTAGTCGTTTCGGGAACCTGTCTGATAAGTCGGAATAGCCAGGTACAATTTTTGAGTCGCAGTTTCACTTCCAGATTGATTGGGTATTCCTGTTTTTCCTAAAGGATCTAAAATAGATTCAAAAGGTATTTTATAATTAGATTTTAGTCTCAATGTGCCTACCGTCGCTGCTCCATATATTCCAGTGCCAACTGGAATAGAGCCTGTATAAGCTCCCCAAGTCACACCAATACCTGATTTAATAGTGTTATACATAATACCTGGTGCATAAAAAGGTTGCAACAGAGATTGGACCGCTAAAGCCCCCGAAGGTGGGTGATCGGGGTCTATAGTTTGACCTCGTTTCCACTGAATTCCGTCTACATAGGGAGCTATGGATTGAGAAAATAAAGAAGCCAATTGTAAAGATCGTTGTGATGGGTAAAACCCATTATAAGGAAGAAGTTTTTTGATCCCTTTGCATCTCAAAGTAAGGTTGGTAAGATTATCATCAGAATCAGTATCAAATTTTCCAAAATATTGTTGAAAATCTGAATTTGAATAATCATTAAAAAATTTATCACTAAAACCTCTTATATCATCATTAGGGGATGAATCTCGATCATTTGCGCTTGAAGTAATACTGGCTCCGTTTAAACTTAGAAACTTGTCATTCTTCGCTTTAAAATCTTTCGCCTTTGTGACAATATAATATTTTATGTGGTCTGAAATTCTAAATTCTGGAACAACTGTAAAACTTTTTCCTAATCCGCGAATATCAGCGGCATAATCTTCATAAGAATCGAACCAGGGCTTTTTGCCTGATAATTCTGCTGTGCGCCATTTCATTCCGATCATATAAGGTCCGTTGCTGCCTTGGGCACCCGCAATACGTGGAAAATGATAATAAAAAGCAGATGCTGTGGGATACCATACACAATGTGCTGAGATAGAACTGGAAACCCCTGACGGGTTGGCGCTGTCCCGACTAGTTCCTGCATAACCAGCAAAAATTTGATAATTAGCTGAGTTTAGTTCTCCGGTGTTAGGATATTGATCTGGGGTGCCGAACGCGACACCCGCGACTTGGGTACAGAGTTGTAATCCTGTCTGTTGGGCACCCAATGAATATGAGAGAGGAATTGTGCCAAAAGGATAAATACCAGTTGAGTGACCGTTTATTATTCCTTGAGAGTTTGGAATAGTTCCAGTAATATACCAGCTTGGATCAAGGGCGACTCCGACAGTTGCATTCGAAAATTGCACAACCCCTGCGCGTCTAGTTCTTAAGATATTCGAATCTCTCCAAAATGTTCTTCGCTCAAGTGGTCCTCGATCAATTCCATTTGATCCTACTGATAAAGAAGCAGAAAATGTATTTCCAAATAAAGACCCAATCGCAACTTCCGCATATTCAGGTCTTCCGCGAGCAGTTGTAAGTCCTGCGTTTGCCCCTCGCGGATAAACAATCTCTTTATAATTGAGCTTGTAAATGTTTGTCCATACAGAAGGATCAGCCTTCATTACATCATAAATCTGCATATCTGTTTTTGCAGATGGAACGTTTAACCAGTCTGCAATTGATTCATTATTAGAACCTATAGTTTGAACTGGTCCGTGCGAGAACAAACAATTATTATTTGCGTATGTGCTTCTTAATTTTGTTCTAACCAGATCAGTAAGACCTGTTCGTCCGCGACGTTCAGAAACCGCATGTTCTGTATCAAGAGCACGATATTTGAACACAACTGGAGGTACAATAAATTGTTTTTGAGTATCTGTTCGGCTGTTATAAAATACTGCTGCTTTTTCAAAGCCATTACCATTGGGTAATTCAGTAAGTCGTGGAGGTTGCATGATAGATAAAATATTATTATTTTTTTGATACCGTGCAACGGGTGTTTCACCAGTTCTAATTTGTTTCCAAGATGGATAACCGTAAGGACCGTTAATGTTATTGAAATGACCGTTAATTGTTCTTCCGTACAAATGCGACGAAAAAATGTATCCCGGTTCTAAAGTGTTTGTCGAGGGAGTAATAGTATATTTATAATATTCCTTTGGCCAATTGAATTGAAAATAATATTGTGCAAAATTAACATAATAAGAACAACCCCCCAACGTCGCCCAATCATAATTCCAACAAGATTTTGTCACAAACTGAACTGCCGATGCAGTTGTGGCAGTGCTTCCAGAAGGAACGGTAAAGTTTGAGGCATAACCAAATGGCTGATCTTTTGATTTATCATAAGAATCATTTATCCATGCATATTGCAATTCACTTTGTGGAATTGGGTGTTGGACATACCAATTATCGTAACGAGGGTTGGAGATGCGAGCGTTTGTTATAGAAGTATCGATTCCAGCCAGATAATCAAAAGCAGCCCGAGGATAATAATTACCTTTTGGAGTAATAGTGCTTATATAAAAAGTAATCCAATTAGCAGTTCCTACTGGTTTATGTTGATAGATAATCTGGGATCTAATTCTGGAAATTCGCAATTTATCTCCAACGGCAATTGACCGTGCCGACATTCTATCAATATCACCCTCAAAGACACGCACTTGAGTGGAACCTCTTAATGAAAAATCCCAAAAATCATCGACCTTGTTTGATATTTCCTTGTCATTAGAAGATAGACCGATAACCCAATTGGGCATAGGATCAATAACACTAACTTCGATTTCGAAATATCCAGTTGTTTCAATACTTTGATTGCTCTCGGCGGAAGATCCCCATCGGACTAGGGGAAGTCCAGCGGCAACAACCCCTAAAGTTCTATTAAAATTAGACAATTCACACCCGGTTCGGCCCAGTGGAGTTGTGCCACCAAGATTAACCCACTCAACTTCTCTGCTAAAATCGTTTATAAGAACAGTTGAACGTCCATTTCTATTAACTTTATGATAATTTGCTAAAGTGTTATAATCTTCTGTGCGTGGTTGGCGATATCCCTCAACTGCTCCTGAAACGGCCCAAGTCCCAAACTGTCCACAATAAGCTCTTTGCCAACCATCTAATGCGTTACGAACAATCTGATTTCGGAAATTTAAATTATTATAAATTGCATATTCTTCAGCATAAAGATCTAAAGCACCTCTTGAGCTAACTTCTGGTCCACCAGGAGCGTTAAATCTTTCAACAAAAATTGATTTCGTTGTTCCGGTCAAATCGTAACGTGGGAGTTGAAAAGACACCACCTCATCAAAAGTTGGAGATATATTAAGAACTGGATTAAATCCTTCATTTTTAACAAAGAAGCGATTGTTTAATGCACGCTTTGATGTTTGCAATACTTCATAATTTTTTCTAAAATTGCCTGCAACTTGAGAGCCAGTTCCCCATTTAATGTTGCGAATGTTTACTGGACGTTTTGCATAATCAGTACGAAGCATTGTTGCGCGAGGAAGATTCGCATCATAATTGCGTGACGCAATTTGAATATAATTGGAATCCGCAGATAATTCCCAAGCTTCAGCCCTGGTAGCAGTTGTATCTGCTGCTCCGCTGTTTATATTTTGATGTCGATATTGCCAGCCGCCAACATGAGCATTGGTGAATGGACCTTGTATTGGAGTTTCATTATCTTCTCCATATGAATCATTATGATAATTGGCTATCTGAGTGTTGCTTCTAAAATTGGATAAATATGAAGGAGTAATTGAAGAACTAAACAAACTAAACGGTGCAAACATTGAAGATCTTCCACCTTCATAGTTTTTAGACACATCGGCTAAAGCAGTTGTACTTTGGTTGCTTACAAATGCACCTTCAAGTCTCTTTTTGGCACTAGGATCAATAACATCCGTGCAAGCTTTTTCTTCAATTGTTGACGCCGTAAGTTTTAATTTAATTTGTGTAGCGCCGAAAGGATCTGTTTTTATTTGTGTATGAGCATAATCAAGTTTTTTTCCTCTTGAGAAATTTGATCCACCATGAATTTCTGGTAATTCTTCAACCATTAACCTATAGGGTTTTGTAAAGTTTCTTATTGCATATGTGCTTCCCGCATAAGTTGTTTTAGTATCGGTTGAATTTCTAGAAACTGCAAGAGTTGGGCCACTTCCGCTTCTAAAATCATTTGCTAATCTAAATGTGTTCCTTTGTGTGTCTACTGTTGAATTACCACGTAACGAATTATCAGCTTCGGCTCGTTCTTTCCACCAAAGACAATTAACATTATCTCGGTTTTCGACCGTCGCGGAAGTAATTCCAGCAGCTAAAGAAGGGACTCTTTCAACTGCTATAACTGGGTATAAGGTGGATGTGTCCTTGGTTGCACTAGTATAAACAGTAGAAAAAGTAACTCCCCCATCCGTACTACGTTGATATTCAATTGTGCCACCATCACTTCTTTTAATGCGCCAATAATCAGTCGTATTTAAAGCCCAAGTAGAGCCACCAGTAGGATCTGAACCATTCTCATGGATGAGCACGGCATTCGCGGAATTTGCATCGAACCAAAAAGCAAATGCTGGCTCATCGCCTGCGGAGCCTTCCGAAGTATGAAGCCCCACTTTAGCACTATTCGTTGTAGCATCGCTATAAGAGGATAAGAAAGTGACTGAACTATAAGTATTAATTCCTTTTGCATTTGCCCAGGAGTTCCATGCGTTTTCGCCAGAACCTTTATACACTCCTCCACAACCAGCAGACCAAGCACCAGGATAGTCAAACACTCTAAGATTAACCGGATTTTTCCATTCGATACAAGCAGTTTGAGTGTCTTCTTGTGTAAATGGAGCATGTCCTCTTTTCCACGAATAAAGCATTTCATTAATGCCTCGCACTCCAGCTTCAGGAACACTTTGTTCTACTTCCAAACTTGGGAATTTTGTCCAATATTTATTTCTTTCAAGCACATGACTTTCAACCATTGTGCGAAGTTTTTCAGAAAAACCAGCAGTTGCTGGCGCTAATTGAACTAGCATTAAACCTAGGGCAGTATCAATCCATTTAAAATATTCAACAAATTTTTCAAAATCGGGAGTATTCTTAACCCTCTCAAAATAAAGAGAACGTAATTTTCCTAAATCTTTATATTCTTGACGATATCGATTTACTGGTTCTCCAATTAAATTATTAAAACCAACGATTGTTCCAAAATAATTTATTATCTGTTCCGAAATTATTCCATACATGCTTTTTTCAAATGCAAAATAATAATCTATTGGCCTTGAATCTCGCGTCATCATTTGATTGTCTGTATCATCAATAATGGAAACCATATCTCCACTATTAACAACTTCAGGCAATTGTTGTTTGGCTGAATGGATATACCTTCTGTCTATTGAACCAGTGTCATTTACAGGAAAACCATAACCCATTCCAGTGTGTTGAGGCTGTGCAATTGAACTAAGCCATCCCCAGTCCAAAGAAGATGTCACGCCTTGTTCCACAGAGCCATAAAGTCCAGCGATCCAAGAAGCATCATTAGATGTTACAACAGGATATAAATCGCCCGTTGCGTTAACGGTGCTTGCATAAATTGTAGAATATGTTGCTCCATCATCAATGCTTCGCTGATAAAAAACTTCACCAAAATTGCCACGAATAATCCTAAAACGATCTGTTGGATTAGTAAAAGCCCATGATAAACCACCAGTAGGATCTGAGCCTGCTTCTCGGATAACGACTGCATTTGCTGTTAAGGAATCAAAAAAGAAAGCATAAGCAATAAGACCTTGATCCCCTGCACTACCCGCAGATGTATGAAGACCGCCATATACTTCCCACATAGAGGTGTAAGTGAACAATGGGTCAAAAGTAACAGCACCATTTGCACCAATCGGAGCTGCATTGGCCCACGAATTCCAGCCGCTACCGCCGCTGGTCTTGACGATACCTCCACAACCAATAGCAACCATATTGACCAGATTTTCCCAAGTTATACAATCTGAACTATTTAAAGTTCCGGGTCCACCAATATAATTTATAGGTCTTGTGGAAACATCAGGAACAACAAACTGTCCACTTGCATTTGAACTTGTTACAGTATCAAAATTCCAAGAAAGGGCGAGCGTTTCCATTTGAGGAATACTGACAATATTATTTCCAAGTGATTTACTTAATTGAGAAATATAAGCATTTTTATAAGGGTATTTTGTTCCAAAATTTTCAACATCCTGTGCGTGGGCTTGAATGCTTTTGTCATCTAAATAATCTATCCAAGCTCGTACAGAAGAAATCTTAGCACTACTGTTTTGAACAACACTCCCAGTAAAATTGGTTCTATGAGCACCAGCAAAGAATCTCTTATTAGAAATCAAAAATTGTCTTGCATCTGCTCCATCAATAACAGAAGAAGCTGAAAAGCTATTAGCAAGAGAATCTAAAACATAATTATAACCAGAAAATTCAACATCATAACTTCCTGTTGCGCTGCCAGTAACTCCGTCAGCTAAAGGATACTTGGTGGGTTTTACCTTAACTGCAAAATTCCATCTAGAATCATCATAAACATTCCTAAATAAACTACTGGTTAATAATGGGAAAAATCCTCCTGCTGTTCCAGTTAGGTGAAAACGGGCATCTTTAGAAGAAATTGATGGACGGACTGCTAAAACCTGGAAGTTTCCATAATCTGGTGATCCCCATGTAGTTCCCATCCATGAAGCGGTGACAGCACTGTGACAGCCAAAAACAGCTGAACTTGTAAAAGGAGTGTAAATATAATTTTTATGGACCCCATCTAAATTGCTACCGAAAATAGCCTCCGCTTCGTAAGTGTTTCCTCGATAAAATACTTCTGGGTTAGAACTAAGATAACCACGACTTTCAGAATTTGTGCTAGAAGTTTGTTGAAATACTGTAGCTGAAAACTTATTATCTTCATAAAAATTAGCATATCGCTTCTTAACAATTCTATAGTCTACATTATTTCTAAACTCATATTCGATGTTGTCACCATAAAGATTAATATTGACAAGCTCATCGTCAACACCAAAACAACGTATTAGATTTCTAAATGATTTTTCCGTTCCTTTTGATTTATAAATGTGAACTAAATTGTTATAAATGTTTTGATATATTTTATTTTTTGTATCTTCTAATTTAGACGAGAAATTTTTATAATCATTTCTTGATGCCAAATATTCTAAATCGGTAGCGTTTGAAAAAATATCAGAAGAAACCATTCCAAGAGAATTTATAAATGTTTCTGCAAAAGGATATGGTTTATCAGAACCACTAAAATAATTTACATCCTTAAGTGATGGAAGTGAATCAATTTGTAATTGTAAAGTATCAAAATAGCTAGCGATAATTTGTGTTAAATCTTTAAGGACTTCGGTTTGTTCGCCCTCATCTTCTTCTAAGATCCAATTTGGATATGAAGAATAAATGTTTGCTAAATTTTTTTGATCGTGTTGATATCCTTCTTCTTTTTTAGTTTTAAGAAGTGACACAACATCGGGGTGAGTGGAATAAATAATTGGATCTTTAAATTCAGCCAAAGATGCACTACTTTCAACAATCGCAGAACCTGATGACCGGCCACCCACGGAATAGCCCGTCCAATTACCATTTGTTACACGCCCAGCATAATCTAATATAACAGAATCTTTTGTTACTGTGGCAGTTGAGTTAAAGATACCTTCATTAAATTTATAATAAAATCCAAGATCTACAGGATTTTCATAACTATATTTTGTAGAAGCTGTGACTGCGCGTGTTATATCGCTATTTGTGCCACCCCCGACTTGAGTAAACCAATGACGACCAATTTTTTCAGCAGATCGTTCTGTTTTCCAAAATCGAAATTCATCCAAAGAAGCTGATAGTTTTCCGAATCCCGCTCCATCGACTTCGCCGCTGTCTCCACCATCACCATAACCAGTAGTTGCGCCAATATTCCCCATCATTGAGCCAGTGATTTTATTAATAGAAGTAAGAGAACGATCTATATCAACTAAATTTCCATTATGATAAAGTTTGCCAACTAAATTAGAATCATTATTCTTAAACATTAAGGCATAATGATTCCATGTGTTTCCACTTATAGGAAGTTTGGAACCAAGTGTAAATGTATTTGTTACAGCGCCCGATAAAATAGAAACATTAAAAGCTGCTGATGCGCTTAAAGCTGAAACACGGAAAAGCCCGATGGGTGAAACTGAAGAACTATTCCAAATATCTAAAATAATTTGTTCGCGAGATTCTGTAGTGATCCCCCAACCATCTTTTTTGAGCCAAAATTCTGCACCGAAGCCGGTGCTACCATTGATTTCTAAATTTGAAAATCCTGCACTAGCTGTATTATAAAGATTTAAATTATCAAATCTTAAAGAAAGCGGTTGATTAGGATCAATATTTTGAGGAAGGGTTGTGGTGTTGCCTAAAAATCCAATATATTCTGATTTAGTGCTCGCATCTAAGTTTGTAGAACTGCCGAATGTAACTGTTCCATAATCTAAACCAAGATTAATATAACCAGTGGTTCTTGGATATTCATTTTCAAAAATGTGACGGTCAAGATATGAGGAAGACAGGTTCCATTCTATTTTTTCTTTTTGGGAACCATCATAAGGATATTCACTCGTGATGTAATTGATAGAATCCGAATAATATTTTTCTGCTAGGCCATATCTTGCAAAATTAGAAGCAGAACTAAAATTAATACGGGGGATAAAACGTTCTTTATTCTTTATGTTACTTTTTACGTAATTCGAAGATTCAATACCAGAGCCAACCTTGTTTAAAGAAGCGTCGGCTAAGATTTTATTATCTTTATTTTTTTCAAAAAGATCTTTAATGTTAGCCATGTCATTACTCTTTTACTCTGAATCTAAAAATTTCTGGTTGTTCTTCGTAAGCACCATTAATATAATAGAGAAATTTAATTGCATAAGAATAATCTGATTCTAACAAACTTACATTTAAATCAAAATAACTGCCCGAACCATCGTAAGAAAGCCGAGTATACTTATCACTTCCTGTTCCATATGCAATAACATTTAATTCATCTCCTTCTCGATAAATCTTATAATATGCATTTTCAACATATTTATTTTCTATCTCTTTAGATGCTACTGTGTAAATAGTTGGACTCCAATCTTTTAAACGAGTAAAAAGGCGTAACCTAGCATTGTCATTCCTATAGTATTCTGACTGTAAATTAGTAATCGTAGTAACATAACGCGGTATTGAATATACATTAGAAGAATTAAAAGGAATAGGTGTGAATGATCCAGTATGAAAAACTCTAGAATCAGTAGCATCAATTGATGCACCCTCGGATCCAGTAAACCATCTATCATGTACAAAGCTCGCAGTCGTATTAAGAGCAAACGAAGCACTATAAATTCCAGTTGCCACCCATCCACCAGTAACAGCATTCAAATATTCAAATGAACCACTCCCAACAGCTGGGATTACTTCTCCCATAGAAGATGATGTATAAATTCTTACTCCAACTAAACGATTATCGCCAAGATTTGGAAGATCCGTGGGTTGACCTCTAACATAATTATAAAGATAAAGAGTGTTTAAATTATCCGCAGAATTCATATTTGAACTTGAAACATAAAAATTGCCTCGATTATCTTTCCGAGAATTATCCCATCGAGCTTCAATAATTGGGCGTTTAAAGAAATATTCACTTCCTCGTGCAGAAAACTTTTTAGTGTAAAATGAACGATTACCGCTGGCTTGACTGGAAGTTAACATTACTCCCACACCATAGTTCGAATAGCCAGCACCTGCTGGGCCAGTACCAGCAGTTCCTAAAATCCATTGTTCAACAAGTCCTGTAATATCGACCTCTAAATCGCCAACACCAGTTCCAAATGTTTGTTTATAATTAAATTCATTGTAGTTATCTGATGCTGCGCCCATCCAAGATGCGCTTAAAAAACTTCCTCCTTCGAGATTTTCGGGAACTATATTTGTCCAAACACTAGTTGCTGATGCGCTCATCCAATTTGAACCAGTCCCACCATAAGTTAAGTCTGAGTAATTTTCCATATCCAAACCATAGCCTTCTTCCCAGGATTGAGATATGGGAGAAACCACTAAAGTAAAATCACGCGGCAGAGTTTGATTGGTTGCAACATTAAAAACTCTTAAATAAAAATTTACACTTCCGCTTGCAGGGATATTATTATTATTTCTATCTGATATAATAGTGGTTCCAGTATCATCGGCTGTAACGGGAAACTGAACAATAAATTTACACTGTTCATTTGAAGAAGAGTTTGCTTGTGCATAAATTGAAAATACCTCCAAAGAATCGGCCAAACCCATATTGCTGCCTGTTCCGCGAGTAGTTAAATTTGATTCATAAGCATTAGTGATAGTATTATCTTTAATTGCTGTATATCTCTTGATAGCCATTTATCGTATGTTTCCTTTAATATCGACATCTGGATATTTCAACTCAAGAACTGCATTATCTGGAACAACAATATAACGACCATCATTAGAAATATGATTATCAATAATAAACCGAAAATTAGAAGAATAATTGTTTCCTGTTTTTTGATAAACTTTAACTCGTGTGGTATCTGCAATTCCGGGAATGGAATTAAGACGATTATAAATGGTTGAAAAATAAAACGGCTCTCCAATTTCTAATTTCTCGTTTAAAAATGCTCCAATTGATGCAACAGCTTGGTCCAAAATATCAAAACGATTCGCATTCAAAGATGTTACTATATCAAAATCAATCCCAATATTAATAATTTTAGCATCTAAAATATCAACAGTATCATTTATCATGCGGCTTTGGTTTAACCACTGTTTTAAATTTGATTTGATCGTAGAATTAGTTTGAATAAAATGACCGTTTACATCCTCTGATAAAAGATATGCGTTTAAATTTCTTTTTAAAGAGCCGCGATCCTTAACTATATTTACACGCTTAATTTTCCCAAATTGGGGTGGCATCGCATAACACATAGCTTTATAATCTAAAGCAGTCACAGCGCGGTTTTGAGAAGCAAAAGTATTATAAATCATTTGCTTTAACTCATTTGTTGATGGTAATGAAACATCTCCAAGAATTGGTTCTTCGTTATTTACTTCTAAAGAGTTTATAACATTCTCCACTTGATCTCCACTAAGAACAGATAAATCATTAAAATCAAAAAGAGGTCCGTCAACATTCACCAATCCATTAGCCGAAACATTAACATTGTCAATTGTATTTGCGCGATAAGTAACTGTTAAAATAGTATTTGAAGGAGCAATTCCAAACTTATCGCTTCCTAATAAATTTGTAGGATCTAGAGAGACATCACTTGTATAATCTTTTCCATGAACATCTAATATAACTTTGCTTGGATCAATTAATGTGTCTGCGGCTGTATTATCTTCTGAGCCAAAACCAAATTGTAAGACCATATCTCCTTGAACTTGTTCCACCATAAATCTTCGCGGAACCGCAAATGGTCTTAAGACCGCCGTTGTTTCAGTTTTATAATCGCTATCTGTATTAAGAAGTGAACGATAAACTACGTCTTGTGCTAAATAATCAACTTCATAATATTCTTTCCCCTCAGAATCAACCACAGAAATAATTTCGTTAATATTAGAGCCATTCAGTTGAGTCCGGAAAAACTTTTGATAATCTCCAACTACAACTCTTTCTTCAAAAAGTTCACCTGATATTACTTGTCCTTGAGCTTTAACTGCGTAAGAAGTTATATTTCCTGTTTCGGTAACTACAGCGGTGGTGTGCTCATTTGAAGGATTTGCAAAATTTATATTTTCATTAAGAGTGAAAGTAATTCCATCACCTGAAGAAAATCGGCTTCCTTTTTTTAATGTCGGAACATAAGCATAATCAAGATCATCTCCTGTGCTATTAGCAGGAATTATTATATAAAAAGAAGCTTGACCAGATGATGTTGAGCTTCCTTTAAAGCGGAAACCCATTTGACGACCTAATTTTATAACATTATCGTATTCAATTGCAGTATCAAGGAAACATTCATTAACATTATAATCAACATAAAAAGATAAAATATCTCCAACATAGGCAACAGTATCCAGCATCAAAGAGCCAAAACCGGCTTCACTGAAATCTTGGTAAGTATTGGCATAATATCTTTTCGCATAATTCACTAAATCTCTTTTTATAGAATTAAAATCGCGAGATGTATATTGTACCGCAGGATAATTTTTTGTGTTTGCCAATTTTGTTTCCCCTTCAGCAAATAATTAGTCAACAATAGTAGTTATTTCTAATTGATCACTCAACTCTAGTGGAACAATTCGATATTCTATTATGACTCCTAAAGAATTTAAATCCATTGTAGGATCTTCAGTTGCTGAATTAAATATTATGTTTTCGATATCTAAATAAGGTAAATATCTATTAACTTGTTGTCGAACTTTAGATGATATTCTATCATATAATAATGGGGAATCAATTTCAAAAAGGAATCTTTTGATTCCAATACCAAAATTAGGGTCCATCATGCGTTCGCCGGGAACAGTTAAAAGTAAATTTTTAAAATTTTGTTTTACTAATTTTGTATAATCCTTAACAAGAACATATCCCGTTTCAGTGCTTTTTCTTAGTGGTAAACTTGGTGCTAGCCATCCCATATAAAGTTCCTCCTTTAATAATTACTTCCACCGCCCATTGATCAACCGCCAGAATTATTATTTCCTCCATTATTATTTCCCCCATACCGATCATTAAACTCAGGAACCCCAAAATCTAATGGACAATCATCATCACCAGGATCTAGTGCAGGGCGCTCTGGCTCTCTTGCTAAATTATTCAACCAATCTGGGAATGCATTAAACCAATCAATAGGAACAAGTTGATCATCCAAGATCCAATAAGGAATTGTGTGAGGACCAATGGGCACCCCAAACGGTGCAGTCCACGGACCCCAAATTTGTGGAGGAAACAACAACAAACCAATCATCCAAGTTTCTGGGACTGGAATTAAATTGTCTTTTATTTGCCCATCTGGATATGGTGCCTTAAGTGCTTCGGGTGTGTCAATTCCAAAACCACAATCTTCTTTAGTTATATCATATTGCGTTGCCGCTTCAATTTGATTCCATGCGGTGCCTGCGGCTTGTTGAAGTGCTTTTGCCTGCATTTGCATAGTCACCATAGTTTTATTTACAGCCTTAATAACATTCTGAATATTTTTGGACATCGCCACATTCATGTCTGATTGTTCCACAAATGCTTTATAAACATTTAATGGCCATTTTACAATTAAGGATAATACAGCTGCCCAAGGAATAGGAATACCGTTAATTGCAGCATTCATTATATCCGCATTTCCAATTTCACATGCATTTTTCCAATCGCCACTTTTCAAAGATCGTAAGAAAATTCTTATTAATTCATGTTTTGTTGGTGTAAAAACATTTTCTAAATTAGGTAACGTAGAGAGATATACCGAATTATAAATTTGCGACAAAGAAATCATTCTATCTACTGGAAAACAATATTTAAATAAGAAATTATATTCTTCCGTTGCTATCATTTGTCTTCTCAGATAATCTCGTGGTGCTTCAATTCCAGGTGTGACAACTGAACCAAACAAAGATCTGAAATAGTTAACTCTTATCGACGGTGGTGGGGCGACAGGATCACCTGCGCATCTTTCATTCATTTCAGCCTGTGTTTCAATTTGCTGTTCGTCCGTGAACGTTATTGCATCTGCAATCGTTACCATCATATCAATAGGAGTTTCGACGGAACATAGTGGAAATGGATGCAAAACGCGCTCCTTGGTTCCTCCTGTTGAAAAAGTGGCTCTCTCCTTTACATAAAATGTTTTTTCGAGTGCTGCGACGGAATCTGCATCAGCAGTTTTGTTTACATCAAAAAGGGTATCTGTGGGAAGATTTGCAGGATCTACAAAATCATCAGGAGATGGTAAATAACATATTCTCACACCATAAGATATCTTTTTAAAATAATCTATTAATTGTGGCTCGGGTAGGATACCATCTATACTTATAATTGTTGGTCTGCAAGATGGTAAATCCTCGCCACAATCAGCGCATAGAACGTGATCGTTACAATCTCCGCCGCCTGAATACCGTGAACCTGGCAATTTATCTTTTGGTTCGTTTCCGTCAAAGGCACTCATCATCCAGTCGCCCCATTTATCAATATTAACCACTCCTCTTGTATAATCGCTTCTCCCAGAAGAAGTTGAATCTTTCACATAGTCCACATTGTTTCTAATCTCGTCAATGAAGGATTCATTTCCACTATAATCTTCAATTCTGATATATGGTTCCAAGAAAATATTTCCATTACCAATATCATACATTTTTGGTATAATCATTTCATTTCGCGGTTCTCTGCCAGATTGTATAATACCATCAAGAGAAGTCTTTAAGCATTCCCTTTGAGAACGAGTTTCAGTCAGTTCAGCAACAATTTCTTCAAATTCTGTAATCCAATCAGAATATTTAAGTACAAGTGATTCATAAAAAGCGGTGTCATCAGCACCGGACACAGCAAGACGACCTTCATGCCCTCCTACGCTGCCCAAAAGTTCGGCGCGGGAAAGGCCAAGAACAGCCAAATCAGCATCACTTTGATTTGCAGATAAATCTCTTAAAATAGTACAAATATATCTTTCATATTTTAAAACTTCGGGAATAACTTTCAAAGGAAAATCCAATAAACTTAAATATTGAATTTCACCCCATTGATGACGAGTAAACAGACTTATTAAATGTGACCTATATCTAGCTCGCTCGGTTCCGCTAAATGGTTTTATTAATCGATCTGCTAGGGCTTCTTTTGAGCCTCGTGGTTGACCAACTTTAACATGCCGATCATCGCCGGAACCTTCAAATCCCCCGAAATTCTGGGCGTCACCGGCACGGTGATACCAATCACTACTGAGGGGGCTCGATACTGGATGAATTGGAAAAGCGGTAGACTTAACGCCTACTCCAAGATTAGACAAACCTTTTGCTAACGCTTCTAAGAAACTTAAGGTTTCGCCGCTACTTGCTGCCCGTTGGCCGCTTTCATCAACATAATAACCCTCGTAATCTCGTTTTTTTAAAGCAATTCTCTTATCTTCACTTTGACTACTTTGTATTGAGTCAGGGTAATACGGCCCAATAATATAACCAGCATAATTGCCGGTAGTATCTTTTTTATAGCTTTTAAATGCAATACCATAACCTGGACCGGCTTGGACACGGCCTAAAAATCCAGTTTGCCATTGTGTTAATGCCTTCAGAATACTACCAGGACCATGATATTTGAAATCTGGATAAATTGCCAAGCGGCCATGATATTTGTTCACTGAATTTCCTTGATAATCAAAAAAGGCTCTTTGCTGAGAGCGAAGTTTTTGCATTGTACGTTCAGGATCCGGCTCGGCATCACAATCATCAAGTAGCCGGTTGTAAAGCATTCCTTCTTTATCATAATGTGAGGCGTCCTGCGTGGCAGCCTCATCGGTCGTTCCTAGTCTTCCGGTTCCATGCGAGCTGAAGTCATGTGTTGCATAAGTTCTTGCCCAAAATGGTTGTGCTGCTTTTTTAACAACAGGTGCTGACGCCCAGTCTGGATCTGTTCCTGAACTAGCTGGACTAAATACAGGGGGTTCCCAAGCAGGCGGATAGCTATTTCCTCTGCCAGAAGAAACTCTTTTTGCCAGAATATTACCTGTAGTGTTGTTAACGTCGTCGAAAACCCAATCGTAGAATCGACCCCATGTGTGATCCCCTTGGGCACCCGCTTTCGGAGTTGAATCTCCTGTCCAAAATTGTGAAGCCTTTAAAAATCTTATTATTTTACTCCCCGCATTAATTTCAGGATTGGAGATTCCATATCTCCAAACCGGATTATCAGCAATTAATTCTAAGCAGGAAACTTCTCTTTGATATCCACCCATTGATCTTCTTTTATAATAACAAGGGCTTGTAATCGCAGGCCATATCTCATCAGTTAACTTTAAAATATTTTGTGTGTTTAAATTTTTAAACTGTTCTAATCTTTTGTCTGGTTTAAACCAACTTTTTATTAATGTGCCGAGTTGAGCAGCATGGCCCGCGTGCAGGTTAGCTCCTTCCATTACTCCAACAATCTGATTAATGCCATTAGTGCTCAAAGTTCCCATTCGGGCGGCTTGCATCTCTTGGGTAATTTCCACAACGCCTGCGACCTCATCGAAGCTTTTAAGAACCTTATTTCCACCGTCTTCGTTTGCAAAACGAGGTTCGATATCGTTTATTGGTGGCTCAACTGCGGGGAGCCATTTCTCCATTAGAATTGAATGAGGTGACAAATCGCCTTGGCCTTTTGCAAAATCCGATAATCGTTTTGAAACCGAAAATACTTGATAACGAATCATATATTTTAATGCTTTTTCATACTTATTGTATTGTATTCCAGCTGAATTGACTGTGAAGTCTAATTGTTGATCTTTTGGCCGATTTCTGTTATAAAGTTCAATAGTTTCTTTTTGAAACGATTTGTAAAAATCAGTTCCAATCGCCAAGTTTGGTAACTCTTGATGCATCTTATTATATAATTGATAAATAACAACGGAATCAACATCTTCTGGAGCATTAGGAGCAAAGTAATGAAAACTTGCTAAAGATTTTAACAAGAACTCCAACGCAAACGATCTTATTATCAATAAAATTGCACCACTTCTATTCGCAATCTCAAATGGACTGTTTTTATTGCTAGGCATATCATTAGGATCTCTAAAGAATCTATTAATGCATTTAGTCAAATCATATTCCATCATGATTTGTTGTTTAATTAAATCAATGTCCAATAAAGTTTTATGACATGAATTTGGTTGACCTTGATAACGTGGAGGAACTAGATTAACATTTGCCATCCCAAAACCACTATCATCAGGCTTATAATTCATATAAGGAGATTCACTAATTTGTACTGTAAGACTACAGAATAAATCATTATATAATTCTTCATATGCTCCTTTTTCGGGAGTTGAAGAAAGATTATATAGGATATTATCAACAAACTGATCGCGGCCAGCTGGTGTTAATATTTCCATTCGTGTGCTTGCCGGGGCTATATCAAGAGATTTAACCCCATTACGATATAAAGGAATATGTTGGCCCCAAATTTTTGAACATAAGTCATAAAAATATCCTTCTTGTGGTTGAACCTTTTCATCACTTCTGGTTGAGGTTCTAAATTTAACTTGCAAGTTATTGTTAAATATTGCTTTTTGAACGGTTGGTTTTATAGGTTGAATTGAAATTGGGCCTGGAAAACTTACTGGTGAATTTTGAGCAGATGATTCTATCTCAAACACAACTGTATATTTATCTTTTGTTGGTTGAGTTAGTAGAGTAGATGCTGGAGATATACCGGGAACATTATATATAATTCTAAACTTTGAAGCTTTGAGGGCGTTGATTGATTCTCTAAAATTTAATGTCAATGCTTGTACATCATATTCAGAAACATTACTTCCCTTTACACTATTAATTATTGAGCCAAAATTTCCAATATTATCTAAACTTAATAAAATATTATTAAGATCGACACCAGATTCCTCAATAAGATTGTTGGGAACTCCTAATTTATACTTATTATCGTTGGTTCCTAAATTAATCTGAAATAATTCAGAATTTGAGCACATGGTTTTATAAACCTCTTTTAAGCCAGGAAGAAAATTTATGTCGCCTTCAATATTCTTGTAAGCTGGGATCGGTGAATTTCCATATTTAAGTACGTAATCCATCATGGTCTGTCCAGGGCCAAGATTTTGATCGGAATCATCGGTAGACTCAAATGATCTTCCCCCCCAAGTCTCGTTTGCTTCTTTCCACTCTAATTCTTGTTCACCAGTTGGACGAGTTGCGCCTTCTTCCCACATTCCCACACCTTGACAGTTATTCCATGAATCGTTTACTATAGACAATATCGAATTATATTTGATTGGATCGCCGCGAGGCATTGAATCCCAGCCGAACAAGGCTCCAAAAATACTTCCGCTTGGTTGTTTTCTGGTATTTGGAATTGTTGCTCCATTTGGAAGTGAGCCATAAGAATATAATCCTTTTTGAACCAATTCTTCAAAGTCTGGATTGATAATGACTTTTGAAGTTCCTTCAGTAAAAAACTCCCAAGCACTATCAATATCAACTTCTATTGTTCTTGGAACGACTACCCGGTCAATAGTTCTAGTTCCTAATGCTGGTATAAATGAAGTTGCATTTTCGTTAAAAGTCATTTTTAAAGAGTCATAAATTGTGTCTAATGTTTTTTTCGTAGCCGCCTGTTTGATAGGAGAATCTAATGAAAGAATGCCTGGTATAATTGTTCCGTCGCTACTAGCTGTACAATAAAGTTGTGGTGAGAGATTATCCCATGAACTTTTTTTGCCCAATAATCCAAGAAGTTCATTTACGCGCTTTCTATTTCTTTCTTTAGCTTTTCGCACTTGTTCAGCGATTTCTTCGGGTGTCATAGATGAATCTTTAGTTCTCAATAAAGTTTCTCGTAATTCATCATAGTTAATATCGTCCAAACATTTAAGCTCGCCTGGAACGTCGTCTGCAAGATCGGCAATCGCTGTTAATATAGGATCTTGTCCCAATAATTTGCCAGCCATAGCATAACAATTGGCAATATTATCATCAGTTTGTTCAGGACTATCTCCACAAATCGCAAGACATAAAGCTGGATAATTTTGAATAGAATTGCGGCCAATCTCTTTTGCATCGTCAGAAATTTGACAACCCAAAAGTGCGTTTCCAAGTTCACCAGGAGTAAAAGCAGTTAAGCTGGCGTTCATCCATTCAGTATATTCTTTACTGGCTTGTTTAAAAGCATGAGTTTTCCAAGGAGAACCTTCTTGATTCTTTAACCAATCCTTAATTCCTTTCTTAGTTAATGTTTGGCCTGAACTCAAATTTAATCTAGTTCTCCATTCAACAACAAGAGAACTTTCTTTAGCCCTTTCTATATTTTGGCGGGCGTTCGATAAATTTGAACCATCAGTATAAGAGAGAATAGTTGCTTGTATCTCCTCCCATGTCCTATCAACCTCATCATCTAATAATCTATCAATGTGTTGTGTGCTATTTTTTAAAACATTCTCGGCAAAAGCATCATAATCTCCCAAATATCTGGTTTGATTAAATCCTTGTAAAACACCAGCAGTTGCTCGATTACCTAAAGCAGCCCAGGCAGGCCCGCTTGAAAAGGCACTTCCAAGGAAACCACCCCATCCGGTTGCTCCAAAATTATACTGGTTATAGGTTTTTACACTTCCATCTTCCGATCTAACAGAACATTCAGTACAAAAATTAAATATCATCTTTAATAAATCCTGAACCATTGTAACAATGGTTACTAGAGCTGCTTGTTTTATTCCCTCCCACATTTGTGTAGCAATACCCTGAATAAAGTCAACTATCTCAGGATTTTGACCTTCAATCTCCAACGTAGGAAGAAAAAATACGCTTTGAACATCAGTTAATAATTGTGTTGTAGATCTCAAAAGATCGTCATTGAGTTCTCCAATTCCAAATTCAGTATCAACATTAACACAGTGCAAGGCAGATTTTATAAGTTCATCTAAACCAGTTGCATTAAGAATTTCAGAAAACAGGCTATCAACGTCATGAGCAATTTCTGAAAGATTTTTAATATTTCCAATAATTTCATCACCAACAAAATCTGATACTGTTGCTAAATTTTTATCTAAATCCTGTAAATTTGATGGCTCTTCAACCCATTCTTTAAATTTTACAACGTCTTCTTCAGTTTTTACGGGACTTTGATTATCTTTGTTAAGTTTCTCATTGGTTGCGGGTGCTACATTTGTAGATTGTGGAAATTGTTCACCAAATTGAAATTCTGGAGGATTGAGGATATAATCCTTTAAAAACGAAGTCCACGATATGGGTGTATTATTAGAATGAATATCATCTATTTTATCAAGCTTAGATAATAGATAAATTGCCCGCTTATCTTGAATGTTCCGATTTTCTAAAAAGGTGTCGAGTCCTTTATTAGCTAAAACTGGGCGAGCGCCGTCATTAAACCTAACAGATAATACTTTATATTCGCTATCGGTAAAAAGCGTTATTAACGTGGATTTGGCAGAAGAAAACTCAATCTCATTTTCCAGCATTAAATTACTTAAAGCAGGTATTACGCCCAATAAACTTGTGGACAATCGATCAGAATCCAAGCCGAAAATTTTACCTTGGAATTTCTTTATTTCGCCAAAATATTTTATTAAAAAACTATTAGCACTGATTATCTTTTCATCGATTCCAAAAGTATTAATATTTATTTCTTTTAGGCCGGTGCGGTTTATTGTTGGCGCATCTTTATATTCTAACCCGTCTACTGTATTTGATGGAAGTGAAATTAATACCTTCATCTTTGCGCCGGGACGTTCAGAAACATAATATTCTTCAGTTAAAACACTATTAAGAACAGAAGAATTTGGTTTCCTGCTATAATAATTTAAAATTCTTTGAATGCCCGAGCCAGTGCATGAATTCATTCTATCCTGTAAAAGTTGTCCTCCGGTATTCAAATAATCAGATATGACAGTAACTGAATATCTTTCAGGGAATTTTTGTATCTTTGGCTCATCTAATATATGGATGTGTGGTGGTGAGCCTCTTTTTCCGAATTGAGCTTCACATTGAGGATAGCAATTGCTTTGAGATTCTTCAACAACCCAATTCACTATTTTATGTTTATGTTTAATTCTCGAATCTTGTAGGTGTTTATGTTCTAGCGCCCATCCGTTTCCATATTCATCCACATTATATTGATGAATATGATCGGCATCTTTTGTAGTTTTGCCAGCTGGAGGATATACTTCCGTTTTTGGTTGATAAAATGGCTTACTCCTGTTATTGTTTAAGGNCCAATCAACCGAAATCATAGGCTTGGATTTTTTATGATTAATGTTTGCCATATTTAATTAACAAAATTCCAGCGACTCAAATAACTTTTCTTTGCCTGATATCCGATATAATTTGTTCGGATCAATTCAATATTAGACTTTATTGTTTCAAGATCTGTCATCGAAGTTGTATTATGAGCACTCGTGGTATTTTGTCCCACAGAATCAACAACTTCACTCTTTATAACGCGAGTTTTGCCATCGATACCTGCATGTGTATGAGCAGTGACTGCTGAATTTAGCTCATGTTGAAATTTTAATAACGTCCAAACACAACCAGTCAATTTACTCATTTGTGTGACCATTTCAGCTAAACATCGATTAAGAGAATTTCCTTTAACAATTGGTTCAATTTGATANTATCTTCCTGTTGTTCTATTNCCAGCAATAAGATTAATTCCTTGNATGCTTCGGGTTTTGTCTTTATTGGTTGAAATAGATTCTGCGCCGGGTTGCATTGTAACCAACTTAATTCCTCTCCTTGAAATCAATCGAACATCATCGGCTTTAATAGCAATACCAGATTTAGGATGAAGTTCAGGAACGCCTGGTATTTTCTTTGCGAAAGTATCGGAATGATAAAGCCCAGGACTTCCAAGAGATCCAGGTGCTAAATTAAAATTCTTATCAATATCAGTTTTTTGACTTATATAAATTCGAGCAGCATCAGCAGAAAAAATCGGATCCACAAAAACTTTTTTGCCACCTTTTTCGCACTCTACAACATTTGGCCCCATTCGCCCCACAACAATATCAATTGCTCCAGCTTGAGTATTGGCATTTCGGCCTGATGTAATGCCCGATGGTCTGTCTCTACCAAGAACAATCCAAGTATTATTTTTGCCAGAAATTACTTCTTCGCAATCAGCTTTATTATAAATGGGTAATGGCTCGACCATTTCGCCACCAGCCAAGCCAACGCCAGTGTAAATAATTTGAGAATTATCAGTCTCGTCTAATTGATCCAGAATCTCTTGACATAATCCCTCGCGGGTTCTTGCTTTTTTGCTTGGTTCCATAGTGTTTTGTCCTTATTTTTTTGGTGGCCCTTTTGGTGGAATGACATCAGCCCATGCGCCCAGACCTGAATCTTTTTTCCAACCAAATTCCTTTGCATCTGTGTTTATATGAAAGTGATCTTTTTCAACTAAAATAAATGAACAAGTTTCTTGAGCCACCGCTTTAAGTATTTTAAAGAGCCCGAGATTAGCGGCTTGTTTAACGAGAATCTTATCTGATTTAAGCAAACCAATGTCAATCGATTTGCCTTTTTGGTGTTTAGATACAGGGGTTTTTTCTAGCAACGCTTGTGCTTGTTTAATCGCTTCGTTTCTATAATTATCTTTAAATATTCCTTTTATTTTTCCTATAACTACTTTGTTACTATATTTGTCTAATGATACGTTAGCTTGTGTTAAATCTTTCCACCAATCTGACGGGTTTCTCAAAGGAGACAGTGGCGGGCGACCAGTGTCCCCTTGTACATTTTCTGCCACGCTCACCCAATTTTTATACATTCTTTCTGCTTGGTCTTTACCAGTCCTATCAAAATCGGTAAAACGGATTTTGCCGCCTCCGCCAATGCCGCCTGGAACTCCTGTCCGTGTCTCATTGGGAGCTATTTCATTAAGTTTAGTCAAAAACAATTTTACAGATCCAGGGAGCTTTTCGGCATTTTTATCAGTAATATGACCATTATATTCTATCAAATCAGTAAGGGCATTACCCTTTCCTCTAAGGAATTTATTTGTGGGAAATTTTTCTGCTTTCTTTCTAAGTTTATTTCTATTTTTACAATCTATTGGCTCTTTTTTGTTTTCTGGTGTTGCAGGTCTTAATCCTTTGTTGGTTTTATTCTGTGCGCTTTTTCTAGGTTTTAATAACTCAGATTGCAAAATTCCATGATATAGATTAGACCTTCCAAATTCCGTAGATTCAAAAACCGAAACTTTTATTATATCACCAACTGAAGGTTGTTCAGCGCCGGGAACTGGATAATAAACTGGATGTTGTGCTATCGCCTTGTTAATTGCGTCTTTTCCTGTTATTTTACACCAATCAACACTAGCAGGTTGTGACATATCAGCGGTGGGGCCAATACGTCGAGCATACACCTTAAATCGTGGCTTTTTTGAACCTGCCATTTGTTCAGGCCCAACTCCAGCTTGAACACCAGTTAATATCTCAACCTTTAATGCGCGGGCGATGTGATCTGTAGGTGTCACCGCTCGCATATGATTATATTCTTGCATCATCTTTCTCATAGACTGAGCTTGTGCCATAAATGGATCGGTTGCGCCTACTAAGTTCAATACATCAGAATCTGTTTTAAGAAAATTATTTATAAGAGCTTGTCTATGTTCAGACTCATCAAATCTAAATGTGCGGGGAGATGCAGTATCGTCCAGATCAAGATCATACTTGAATTTTTTAACCATTATTTATTCCCCTCATTTAATTTATCAAATATTTCAGACCTTTCATCATCTGTAAGGCCAGTATTATTTGCCACTTCTTTTTGCTTTAAAGCAGCAATTTTAACAAGTTGTTCATTTGATCTTTGAAGGGTTTCGACATATTTGGCAGCAATTATACCAACTTCTTTGTGTCGATGTTCATCGTTTGAAAGATATTTAACTAAATCTTTTAGTAATTCTTTTGTTTGATTGCGATCAGCTCGGACATTATCAATCGCTTCTTCGGTGAGAGAGTCAAAATTTTTATTTAATTGTTCCATTTCTTTTTAAAATTAGCATATTCACTTCTAAACTTATTAAGGTTGTTTAAAACCTGTTTGGTGTTTAAATTAGTGATCTCTCTAATGTACAAATAAATAGCTTTCTTATTAAAAATTTCAATGGAGTCGGCATCAGTAAACAAAATCTTAATTGCTTCAAGTACCTTTCTTTCGTTGTCTTTTAAATTTTGACCTTCCCATTTTTTTATTTCTTTCCACAAATGTTCTATAAACTCTTTCTGCTCGCGCTCTTTATCGTATTTATTATAAATGGAAAGGTGTTCCATTTCTATTCGTTTAGAGATTTCATCATAATGAGCTTCTCTTTTTAATTGAATTGCGGTTTTTTTAACCTTTGCTATAAACCAATTTTTTGTTATAACGCTAAAATAAGAAAATGCTTTGGAGCCTTTGGAGGGATCAAAGTTACTTAAAATTGTTACGAGATGCATTTCGCATTCGGATTTAAGACTATCGACATTAGGAAGGTTGGTGAATTTATAAGTAAAAACGATCTTGTTGATCATTTCTGTGAAAACTGGCTGAATTACATCTCTATAAATTTCATTACGGAAAGCTTGATCCTCGGAATTAATATATTCAAGGATTGCATTCTCGTGAACTTTAGTAAAGTAATTATTATTCTTCTTTTTCTTGCGTTTCTTGTTCATATATCTCTTGTAATTCTTCTGAAGCAGATTCTAATTGCTCCATTAAATCCGGTTGTGTAAAAGAATACACTTCTTCATATTGACCCAAATAACTTGTTAATGATTTAATGTGTTCCAAAAGACCTTGTAAAGTGTCATCTCCATAAAAGGTGGGTAATTCATAAATTGATTGAAGATGTTCTTGAAAAGAATCCAGTCGTGTAAAAATTTCAGATGCTGCTTCTGATGCAAAAAACACACGAAACAAAATCCTGCGGGCATATATAAAAAAAACTATATTTAATATAACGGATATAATGGCCACCAATAATATCCACTCCACATTATTACTTAACATCCTTAAACTCCCTGTTGCCTAATTTTTCTCTTTCAACCCTCAACTCTTGGCGCGTATCTTCAATGGTTTCCTTCACAAGAGCGCCAGGTTGATTTTTTCCTGCTAATTTAGCTTGTTTTTTGCTTAAAAAAAACGATGAAGGCTTCCGCTCAAGTTGACCTTCTGTCTCACAAATTTCGCACAATGTGCATGTTTTTTGCAAAGAATGATTTACTTCAAAAATACCCTCACATTTTTTACAGAAATAAACATATTTAGGCATTTGTAGTATTTTCAGTGTTTTCATCTACCTGAATTACTGGTGGATTTTCTACCACCAATCCTTCATCTGAAACCACTAATTTAAATTCCTTTAAAACATTTGTAATGTCTTCTTGTTCCATAATTCCTCTTTGTAGTGCGAGCATTATTGCACCAATCGCTTGATTAGATAATTTAAGTTCCATTTTAATCTCCTTTTTTTATTCTATAACTATCCGAATCGAAATGTTGTGTCGAGAATTCAAATAATTCTGTATCTTCAAGAGCAATCATTTGATGCCTTAAGCCAGTATATACATGAAAATTATCACCCGGACCCAACACTACTTCTTCGGCTTGTTCTAAATCATCATGATTCGCATATTTAACTACGATTTTACCTGATTGAATGTAAAATACTTCATCCTTAATCTTATGATAATGCCAAGAACAACGACGATCCTTTACAAAATATAAAAGTTTGCCACAATATTGTTCACAATTAACAATCCATTTTTCAAAACCCCATCCTTTGGGTACAAATTTAATTGGTATAGAAGTTTCCATCTTTAATTCCTTTATCATCTACGTAAACATCTCCATTTGGTTTTCCCATAAATAAATCATGGTATTTAACGCCCCACCTATCAAGTTGTTTTGCCGTATAATTATAAAATATTTGATAGGCTTTAATAACATTGTTGTTTGTTCGGCCCATGCCGCGAGCAGTTTGATAGATTATAGTGTTTCCCTCATCATATAATTCGTTATTCTTTTCAATTCTATCTCTAAATGGTTCAGCATTATCATAATCACCATAGGTATTATTGCAAATGGTTCCATCTATATCAAATACATAAATCATTTGTTGTTCTCCAATATCTTTGTTGTAGAATAATCACCTATTCTATCAAAAAATTTCACTTCTTTTGCAAAAATGTCTCCCACCACTTCTTTTCCTTTCCAATCAGATCCTACCACAAGAACGTCGGGATTGTGAGTTTTAATTAAATCTTCCAATTCTTGTCGTGTGTCGAAAGAAACCACCTCATCAATATACTTAATCGCTTCCAACATAGCTATTCTATCCTTCAAGTAATTGAATGGACGATCTTGGCCTTTATCTCGCTTAACTTTTTCATCTGAATCTATTCCGACTATTAATTTGTTTCCTAAAGATTTAGCATATTTAAAAAGTTCGATGTGTCCTCGATGTAAAATATCAAAACAACCATTGGCGAAAATTTTCATGAATATTGTTTCAAACCCATTTCGAGCGAATATTTTTTATTCTCCAAAAAACATTGACTTGGTTGTAAATTTAAATAATTAGGAATTCTTCCACCTTCTTGTTGTTTTACAGAATTCAAATATTCAACATCATACCCATGAATTTCACAAAACATTTTACCCAACTCAAAACGATTTAGGTATTCATCACCTAATGCATGAAAAAATCCAAACTTTTTCTCTCTTATTATTTTAATAATAAAATCACTTACATCACTGACGTGAGTTGGTTGATTGCACACATTTGAATAAATATCTATTTTTTTTAACACCTTTAAATTATCAATAAGAAACTTAAAAAAATTATTTCTCTTTGGGTCATTATATCCGTATAACATGGATGTTCTTAGAACTGTTAATTTTTCCACATTCTTAGACAAATATTCTTCTGCAAGGTGTTTGGATTTTCCATAAAGAGTTTCAGGATCTTTAATGTCCTCCGTTTTATATATTTTTTCTTTATCACTTTTGAATACATGATCGGATGATAGAAAAATAAAATGAGTATTTTTATCAATTAAGTTAGCCAAATTTTTAGTTGCTTCTAAATTAGTCTTCATCATCTCATTTTGATTCGCCCTAGAAGCAACTAAAGCAGCTAAATGAACAACTACGTCAATTCTATTTGAAGAAAAATAATCTCTAATACTCTCAAAATTATTTATATCCTCAAAAAGTAAATTTATATTATAATCTTTAGTGGAAATTATTTTTCTTAAAAAATATTTACCTAAATAGCCCGAAGAGCCTGTAATTAAAATATTTGATTTCATCCTTTATACCGTACTAACTCCGCGCTTTTGGACTACTTTTGTTGCCGAATTGCTTGCATACTTCAATGCCTCATGAACATTTTCAGTCTCCAAATATCTTAAAGTAAACGCTGAAATAAATGTGTCGCCAGCACCGGATGAATCTTTTATTTCAACTTCTTCAACAGGAAAAATTATATTTTGATATTTGCAACCTTCTGGTCCCATAGTAATAATTAATTTTTCTTCCATATTTTCATCTACTAGATGTTTGGTTCTATTATATTCAAAATTGTTTATTTTTATAAATTTAATTTTTCTACACCAATCACCAAGCTGTTTTTTTGTGTCTAAAAATGTATTGGGGTGCTTATCAGAAATATCTTCTATGTCCTTTTCTGTTAAAAATCCCTTGTTGTAATCAGATATTATAACAGCGTCATAATTAGAAAATTTTATTTTTTTCAAATTAACTTTACCATAATCTTTATCCCCAATATCAAGTCGCATAAACATATGATTGTTTTTTTCTTCAACAAATCTGGTTTTAGTTATATTTTTCCAATTTTTGTTTGTATATAAAAAAGCATCAGCGTTCATCGCTAATAAATTTGAATACACATTTCTAGCCATCCCACCATTCTCGGCAGTTCTTATTAAATTAAAAACAGGAACCGGAGCTTCAGGACACAATCTTTCACAATAGCCATAATTAAAAATATCCCTGCAACTTTCTCCAATAACTAAAATCTTTATTTTTTTCTTATCCATCAGATTCCACTCTTTTTGAATCGTCTGGTCCATAACTTGGGAGAATTTTCCCAATTATTTAAATCAATTTTAATTCGTTTTAAACTATCTTTGTCCCAATATATTTGCTTAAGTAATGGTTCATCATGTAATAGTTGAGCAAAATGCACTGGTCCATGATCCCCACTAGTCCCAGGAGTGTGAGAACAATTTACAATAGGATCTTCAAACAGTAAATAAGTTGAATCGTTATTTTGAGTTCTAATCGCAAAATCAGTATGAGCACAAAACATAGTTTCAAATTGTGTATCCCAGCCACCTAATTCTTTAGCATATTTAGTATCAAGAATTCCCGAATTAAGAAGCCAATAACTATCGGGAATATGAGTATCATTAAGCCATGGACATGAATTTTTAAGTCTATAATAATCCCATGTAGACATTTCAGTTTGACCAGAAGTATGTTTTAAACCGTTGGCACCACATTCTCCCTCAAAATATTTAAAAATAGCTATATCTTTATAAGAATTTCTGTTCTTTTCGTAAAAATCAACAATTTCTCCTAACTTATCTTTGAAATATACACAATCGTCTGCACACCACGTAACATATTTTCCAGTAGCATGACATAAACCAATTTGTTGGCATCGCGCAGGCGAACCATAATCTGTTATAAGTTTAATATTAGGAACGTCTTTTAATTTTTCTGTTAAAGTTTTGTGAGGTGACACAATTATTACTTCGAATGTTTTATCAAGTGTTTTTTTTACACTCTCATAAAATTCATCCCACATATATCTTCTTAAACCTGGTAAGATTATAGTTACATCAACTCGCATTTTAAATATCCTTCAAGCTTTTTTTTCATCTCATTGATTGGTCCAAGATCGTAGCCCTCCATTATGCACATATCTTCATATGTTTTAGGAACAGACTTTGTAAATCGTGCTTTCCAAACCACAGGGGATTTTTTCCAATTATCATATTCCAACTTAATTCGGTTGGCATAAAAGTTTTCGATAGAATAGATCATATTAAAATAAGAACTATCCTTCGAGCCGGTATTATGAATTGGGCCATGATCCCCTGTTTCAAGTGGAAAATGTGTTGCGATACACACATGTTTCGGGGAAAAATAAATTTTTCCACCATTACGTTGAAGTCTAAACATGAAATCATGAATTGGTTTATCTAAATAAGAAAAGTTTTCGCAATCAAGACCACCAAGATCAATAAAATATTGTCGGCTCATTAAACATTGATTAGCAATTCTCCACTCTCTATTAATGCCTGGTAATCGAAGTGGTGCAGCAATATCCGGACGTTCCGGTGGACCTTTGACAGTCCAGTATTCTTTATCCATCTTATTGCCACCTTCACCATAAATCATAGCTATAACATCATTTTCGCTGCATACTTCTTTATATTTATCCATCGCCAAATCAATTGAATCTTTTGCAAAAATACAATCATCAACAGTTAAAAAGAAAAGAGGCGCTTCGGCCTTTTCTACACCTCTTTGAACACATCTCGGGACATTTCCATACTCTTTAATCAAGAGAATATTGTCTTTATCTTTTAATTCATCTGGTAAAGCAAATGGAGAAATTAATACCAATTGCCACTCGTATTTCTTACAAGCATTTTCTACGCTTTTATATAATATCGGCCATGCATTTGTGCGTATCGCCGGTATCACAATCGATAAATCATATTTTTTACCCATTTTTATGCTCCCGATACCATTTAATTGTTTCAACCAAACCCTCATCCAAATTTTTTGGATTTTTAATCTTTATTTTATATTCTCTAGATCTATCTGAATTTAATAATTTTCTAAATTGTCCGTCAGGGCGGTTGGTATCCCATACGATTTTACCCGTAAAATGAACAATGTTTGCAATTTTAGTAGCTAGATCTTTTATGCTAATATCTTCCCCAAATCCTAGATTAATAGGTAAATTAGTATCTTCATATTTTTGCAATACTTCAACTACTGCTTTGCCCGCGTCATCGCAATAAATCAATTCCCGTCGTGGCTTGCCCGTTCCCCAACATACAACTTCTTCTTCGTTTTTTTCAACTGCATCCACAAATTTCTTAATAAGGCCACCGGCAACTTTAGTTTTGTTAAGATCATAAGAATCCCACGGGCCAAAAGCAGTATTAAAAATAGTGCAAACTGCACGAATACCATGTTGTTTATAAAGTTGTTTAGAATAATAAAATAACGTTTTTTTACTTAGACCGTGACCTTCAACTGTGGGATCAGGCATCCCCAAGAAAAAATCACATTCTTTTAATTCTTGACTAGTGCCACGATAAGCGCATGAGGCTAATAAAGTAACAATTTTTTTAACCCCCACTTTCGTACAAGCATTTAAAGTATTGAGCCCCATAATAGTTGTATTGAAAAAAATATCTGCTGGGTATTTTCTATTAAAACTTATATTTCCATTATATCCTGCTGCATGAATACAAAAATCTGGATTTGATTTTTTAAATCTGCTCAAACATTCCTCATAGTTTAATAAATCACATTCTTCATGATATACAGGATCAATAATTGCTTCTCTTTTTTGCAGTTCTTTGATTACGCTGCGGCCTATCATTGAATTTGCGCCCGTTACAATTACTTTTTTCCCTTTAATATCAATCATATTTTTGTAGCCTCTATATTTAAACTCATTAATTTTCCATTTTCTTTGTCCATATGAGGGAAATAAGCTTGAGAGTAATCATCAACGGAACAATGCTCGGTTTTACGCCAATCATATCTTTTGATGTCCGTAAATCCTATTTCTCTCAATTCTTTTTTAAGCTGATTAAAATCCCATCCATTTTTATGATAATCATAAGGGTGGCGTTGGCTTCCCCACAAAGCAGAATTTAATGCTCTTAAATTTTTATGATAAAAATAGTGAGCAAAATGGGCTTCCATGTCTGGAACTGAAAGTCGCAAAATCCCGCCAGATTTAAGAACTTGATGCCATCGTTTTAATGCTGCTTCAGATTCTATATAATCTGCGTGTTCTAAAACATGAGATACATAAATCAGTTCTGCACTGTTGTTTTCTACTTTTTTTAGCTCAAAAACATTGTCTACCAGATCTGGTTCAACTTCTTCGCGAATATCAATATTTACAAAGCCTTCTATTTTTTTACCATAGCAGCCAAGATGCAATTTCATTTTAACCTCTTACAATATTACAAATTATATCAATCTCATTTAATGATAATTCTGGATAATTGGGTAAAAAGAATCCACAAGCATGAATCCTGTCGCTCACCTCGTCTTCGAATGTTTCATATAGATCGGTCCAAAAGGGATGTTTTCCTAGATTGCCCGCACTAAAAATTCTTGTTTCTACTCCATGAGCAACCAAGCGCGAAACTATTTCTTTTCGATGATCATTATTTCGTGCTAATGCACCAAAAGAAATTGAAACGGGAACATTGTCTCCCCATTCTTGAAATGTAACACATCCTTTTAAGTTTTTAGCATACCTTAAATGATTTTCATTTCTTCGAGTAGTGGCCCATTCAGCTTTATCAACCTGTCTCAACCCAATAAATGCCTGAAGATCTGTAGAGCGCAAATTAAAACCAGGAATAAAAAAAGTAAATGGCTTATGAAAATCATCTACATTATATTTTTTAACCAATTTTTGATAATCATCAGAATCCAGGTCTTTGGCCCAACCGTGACTTCTTAACATTAACAAAGTATTATATAATTCTTTATCATCTGTATTTACCATGCCGCCCTCAATTGTCGAAAGTTGGTGTCCAAAATAAAAAGAAAAAGACGACATATCTCCTACAGTTCCAACCTTGCTCCCATCGGCATAAGAAGCACCAAGAGCAGCGCATGAATCCTCAAGCAAACAAAATCCATATTTTTGCTTAAGTTCTAAAATTCTTTCTTTATAATGTGGAACGCCTAAAACTTGAACGAAAATAACGGCATCCGGCTTTTCTGTTTTGCATACTTCTTCTAACGCATCTAAATCCATTCCATAAGTTTTTTCATCTGCCCCAACCATAATAGGATGCAAACCAAATTGAATTGCTGGAGCAATCGTTGTTACCCAACCAACTGATGGAACAGCAATTTTTTTATTTTTAATTTTTCCGGCAGCGATTGCAGCATAAACCATTAATAAATTAGCTGATGATCCTGAATTGTTAAAAACCGCATGTTTGGTTCCAATAAATTCAGCCCATTTAGATTCCACTTTTGGGGTCAATTCGCCTTTTGTTAACCTCGGATAGCTTTTAAGCCAGTCACACAAAGCATCAATATCCTCATTGTTAATGGTTTCTTTTGCTAATGGGTATTTTATGTTCATTATTTTTAGTTTCCTTTTAGTTTAATAATGTATTGTATGATATTTTATCATAATCTAGTTCTTCTTTTGATAAAAATAAATATTTTTTAATAACAGCTTTTAATTTTTCGGGATATTTTGCAAACCCATTTTCGTCGAACGCATCTTCTTTATGTAACATAATACTATTACATTCTTCATAACCAAGACCAGCCTCAATAGCATCCGGATCATCAATAAAATCCAGGGCATTTCTTCCAAACAAAAGATTGTTCCATGAATTTCCAAACGTAAGCGATGATTTTGAAAAAGCCGCCGAAGCAGATCCGTGACCCTCTAAACCCCCTTTATGATGAACAAGTGCATCTTTCATTATAACCCATTTTTGATGAATCACAGCACACAAAAAAGAAAATACAGATTCAGAACATTCGGCTGCAAAAACGTCTGGCATCATTTTATTATCGAAAGCCTCAAACATTTCATTAGAATAAATTTGAATATGTCCATTTACAGCCTTTCCAAGAGGAATTATAAAATCCTCTCCTTGGATTTGTGCAGGTGGGCCGGAATCGTATTTAAAACCAATTGTAGAAAAGCCAGCATCCCAATCAACTTGTGCGGTTGTGATACCATATACTCCCGACTTAAATGTATTATATAATTTTCCTATAACAGTTCTATCTCTTTCATAATATGATGCTCCATGCGCTGGATGATGTGTTGTTTGGTGAGGGCCGAAAGTGATTCCCGAATCAATAAATAAATATCCTTCAAATTTACCAAATTTTTCAACACAAATTTGAACAGTTTTATTAAATGTCTGGTTAACGCTTAGAGTGCCTTCGTCATAAAAAACATAAGATATTTTATTACCAAATTTTTGTGCCAAAGCTTTTTTGCAAGAAACTGAGTTTTTAAACATTGACACCACAATCTTACAGTCTTCAAAATCTTGATCTAAAAGACCTTCAATTGACTTTATATAATAGTTGGTAATGTCTGAGGACATCATACAAACTCCACATGTGTTATAAACAACCAATAATTTGTTTTTCATTTTCGTCTTCCTTAAATTGTCTTGTAAACAATTTTATCATAATCTAATTCTTCTTTTGATAAAAATAAATATTTTTTAATAACAGCTTTTAATTTTTCGGGATATTTTGCAAACCCATTCTCATCATAAGCGGCTTCTTTGTGCATCATAATGTTATTGCATTCTTCATAACCCAAGCCAGCATCCACGGCTTCTGGATCGTTTATGAAATCCAATGCATTTCTTTCATATAAGAGATTGTTCCATGAGTTCCTGTGTATTAAAGAATGGTGGAAAAACGAAACAGAAGCGCCCTCCAAAGAAGGAAGGTGGCTAATAAGAATATCTTTCATTATAACCCATTTTTCATGAACTATTGCATTTAAAAATGAAAACGTTGATTCTGTGCAATAAGCAGCAAAAACATCGGGAATTAACTTATGATTAAAATTTTCATATATTTCATGAGAAAAAATTTGAGCATGTAAATTAACTGCACTACCAACTGGAACTATAAAATCTTGACCCTGAATTTGGGGCGTGTCGGTGGCTCTTGATTGGTATTCATACCCTATATGCTGATATCCTGCGTCTAGATCTACTTGTAATGTGACCATAGAATAAGGTCCGGATTTAAATAATTCATAAATATTTTTTAATACATGTTGATTGTGTTTAAAACTACCAGCATTAATAAGTGATCCAAAAATCACTCCAGAATCAACATACAAATAACCCTCAAATTTTCCAAACTTTTCAACGCAAATTTGAACAGTTTTGTTAAATGTTTGATTAACGGTTAGTCTCTCTTTGTCATAAAAAACATAGGATATTTTATTACCAAATTTTTGTGCTAAAGCTTTTTTGCATTCAAAAGAATTTTTAAACATTGAAACGACAACTCTATAATCTTCGAAATCTTGATTTAAAATAGAATCAATAGAGGCAGTATAATATTCAATATTTTCTGCTTTCACACCACATGTGTTATAAACCACCAATAATTTATTTTTCATTAATAATTCCCAAAACAAAATTTGAAATTTTAGATGCAGACGGAGGAAGATTGTCTACTTTTTTATGAAATCCCGCAGTTCTATTTTTTAAACCCAAAGTATATACTTTCTCTTAAGTAAGTTCTCCTTTTGTGAGCCTAGGATATGATTTTAACCACTCAATCAAAGCAACAATATCGGCGGCGTCAATTGTTTCCATCGCTAATGGAAATTCAATTTGTTGGTGTTTTTCTTCTTTAAAAGTCATCATGGTGTTTTTTATTGTTATTTATTTATTCCATAGACTCAGTTGAATTAAAAACACTAGGCATTGGCGGATTCTTCGAAATTTCAAGCGGCTCAATTATCATGTTTTCATAAAATTCTTCTCTAGGAATATAAGGATACATATCCTCAATTGGTGTGGACCAACCAACAATTTTGGGCTCATAAGTATGCCATTCGTGACAATTTAAATCACAGATGATAGAATCATCATGATCTAAAAATTTTCGAATTTGTTTTCTTACCTTTTCATAATCGGCCCCATCGTCTATAACCATCGTATCCATACCATAAGCTTTAGCAACTTTAATAAAATCGGGGGGACGATAACCCTTTGGTCCACAGGCTTCGCTGCGGCCTTCAAAATTTACTTCTTGAAATGCTTTTGTGATACCATAGATGTGATTATTTAAAATAATTGTTTTCACCTTAACATTATAGTTCAACATGGTCTGTATTTCTTGAATGTTCATACACATTCCACCATCACCGATCACACAAACTACGTCACGAGTGTCTTCGCCCACAAACCACGCGCCCATTGCTCCTGAAAAAGAAAATCCCATCGGTGAATTTCCATTATTAGTAAAATAATGTTGACCAGTTTTTGTTTTAAAGGCATGATTTATTGCTACAATATTACCACCACAATCACCAACAAAAATATCATTTGGTTTCATTTCTTCTGATAGTATTCTAAGAAAAGCATAAGGATTCACATATTTTGATGGTTCAAACATGTCATCTGTAACAGGATCATACTTTTCTTTCCAATATTTTATTTTTTCATTCCACGCACGGAAATTTGGAACTTTTATATTCTTTAATTTTTTTAGCATCAAGTTTATAAACACTTTCGCGTCTGACAAAATACATTCATCAAATGGCAATTGTTGAAGCTTTTTTTGCATTGCAGAACCATCGACATCAACCATATATTTTTTCGCACCTCGTGCAAATAAATGCGGTTCACCGCCCGTAATTCGTCCAGAAATTCTACTACCAATCGCTAACAGCAAATCAGAATTTTGGATACCAAAATTTCTGCCCGCGCCTCCATATGTTCCAACTCGACCACCATAATATTCAAAATCAGAACAAATAATATCTAATGCGTTCCAAGTCGGAAAACAAGGAATTTTTAATAATTTTGCTAATTCTAAAATATCCTTTTCAGCATTAGCCAGCCGAACGCCACCTCCTATCAGCAAACATGGTCTTTTAGAGTTCAAAAGATCATCAATAAATTTATCAATCTGGTGCTCGATCTTGTTCTCGTTGTAACATTTTTCTTCAAGTTGTTCATCAAACCCAAGAAGTTCCTCCGAATCAATTTCGGCTTTTTGAACATCAATTGGCAAATCTAAATGAACTGGACCTGGGCGTCCACTTTTTGCTATATAAATTGCTTTTTCCAATTCATATCTAATATCCAGCGGGTTTTCCACCAACTTCGAATATTTTGTAACTGGCTTTGTGATGCTCACCATATCACTTTCTTGAAAGCCAATTTGCCGAACTGATTTATCTTTTCTCATATATCGAGTTTTAACTTGGCCAGTCAAGAAAAGACAAGGCACAGAATCATAAAAACAATTCCCCATAGAAGTAACAAAGTTCATACCTCCAGGTCCACTAGTGGCAATGGCAACACCCAAATTTTTAGATACTTTCGCGTATCCTTCAGCAGCAAATCCACCGCCTTGTTCATGCATTGTGGCAACATAATCAATCTTTTCATTCCTAGTAAAAGAATCGATCAAGTTCCCATTGGCTGCACCATAAACAACAAAAACTTTTTTAACACCTATTTCGGATAAGTGATTAATTACATAATCAGCTACATTCATTTTGTTTTCTAATCTTTTCTAGTAACTGTATTTGGAGTTAGACAATGATTTGTGGGAAAGCCTTGGTCTGTTTCATATTTCCATTTTGTATCACCCAAAAGTTTTTCTAATTCTTCATCTTTGATTTCATAAAAGTTTTCGTCGGCTGGAAAAACACCATTTCTAACCTCATCAGCATATTCGGCCATTGCGTCTTGCATAATCCTACCAGCTTCACAATACCTTTTGACAAACTTAGATTTAAATTCCCAAAACAATCCCATCAAATCGTGAAAAATAACAAGTTGTCCATCCACCTTGTCTCCCGCGCCGATTCCATATACAGGTATGGATAATTTCTTGGCAATTAATTCTGCTGGCTCTTTTGGCATTGCTTCTAATAGTAAAAACGAACAACCGGCTTCTTGTAGTTTAAAGGCTTGTTCCAAAATAATATCCGCTTGATCAGCAGTCTTACCTTGAACTCTGTATCCTCCTAATTTTGCTCGTGTGTGGGGAGTAAGACCTAAGTGGCTCATCACCAAAATTCCACAATCAGCGATAGCTTTAATTCTATCAACCATTGCTCCTTCAACTTTAACACAATCCATTCCAGACCTTACAAATCGCCCAGCATTTTTTACTGCTTCTTCATTAGAAGTTTGATAAGACATATACGGCATATCTCCAATAAGAAAAGCGTTCTTCGCCCCTCTTGCCACCGCTTCACAATGTAAGATCATATCACCCATTGTTACTGGAATTGTAGTTTTATGTCCCAAGGTTGTCATACCTAAAGAATCGCCAACAAGAATTGCATCAACTCCTGAACCATCCGTAATCCGCGCTTGTGGATAATCATATGATGTAACTAAAACTGTTTTGATTCCTTCTCTTTTTTGTTTCCTTAATTTAAGGATAGTAACTTTATTTTTATCATTTGCTGCCATTTTTAATCTCCTAATAATTTTCTCTTAAGCTTAATTTTTGTTGTTTCTTCAACATTTTTTTTGGCCGCTTCACCAAACTTATCTTCCAACAAATTTAAGTATTTTTGATCAGTGTGATATTTCATCCATGCTTTATCCCTAAATTCTAAAATTTGTTTAGAAGATAAAGCAGAATTAGACAAATTTAAAATATCATAAGAATGTTGACTATATCCTGAATATGTTTCTGGGAGTCTCCAGCCTTGACCTTTTGCTATTAAATGAAGTGGACTTCCTGGGTATGCCATCGCACAATATAAATTTACCATTTCCGACATATTTTCTAGCGCAAAGTTAAGAGTGCCTTGCATACTTTCTTCTGTGTCCATTGGCAAACCAAAAATATAATTTGCAGCTACATTTATCCCTGCACTTCTAATATTATCCATTATATCAGTTATATTAACGGTTTTGTAACTATCTTTATGAATTTCTTGCCTTAAGGCTTCAGAAGGATTTTCTATTCCTAGCCCAAGCCAGTTTATTCCAGCCTTTTTTAAAATGTCTAAATATTTCGGTCGGCATGTATCGATACGAGAATAAGCCCAAAGATTAAACCCATAATCTCTTTCGATTAAAATGTTACATATACTTTCAAAATGTCTAGGATTAAGAACAAATAATTCATCAGCAATTTTCACATTCTTAACGCCCATTTTAGCTATTTCATCAAATTGATTTATAATAAATTCAGGCTCCCAAAACCTAAAAACATTGCTATCCGCACTTGCAATAGTGGGTTCGGGATTTGTTCGATTAATAATGTTAATCATACAAAATGAACATTTATACGGACAACCCAAACTTGTATACAACGCAGCAAACGGTTCCTTGTTGGAATCATTCGACCACGAGTGCCAACCAGCGGTTCGATATTTTTTAATATTAGGAAGCAAATCCCAAGCTACACCTGGTAAATCAATACTTAATAAAGATTTAGGAACAATGGACTGTGGTCTGTTTAAGATTATGTTTCCGCTTTCATCCCGATACCCTAATCCATCTATTTTAGATTCATCAAAATTAATTGAGTTGATTGCAGAAAGAAAATTGCTTATTGTATACACTCCTTCATTTTGGCAAATGTAGTCAATAGAAGACTCTGTTTTTAAAACTTCTCTGGGCAAGGCGGCGATGTGGCCACCTACAAATAAAGTAGTAATAGAACTATCCAGTTTTTTTAAAGTATTAGAAGTCTCAATTGCTCCTTGCATATTTTGGGTTGACGCACTTGGTTGTTGGCCGTACACAACAAAACATGCAACCTTTGGATTTCGATCTTTAATTTCTGTAGCCGCTTCTTCAATAGAGATACGTTCGGCTTCACAATCTAATATAGCCACCCCAAAACCACGGGAGCGACAATGATTTGCTAACATGCCAGCCCAGATTGGAGGCTCAATAGCGGAGTGTTCTGAACTTAATCCCTGATAAATCTTTCTTGATGCATTAGGGTGAATAAATAATATATCTAATCTTCTCATATATTTTAATAATTTGCATACCACGGAGATTCAATAATGCTATAAGCTTTTTGCAATTGCTTAATCCCATCGTCTAAATCAAATTTGCACTCAAATCCTTTATTATAAAATTTTTCACTGCTAACAATATAATCACGAACATCAGGATCAGACATAATTTCAGCACGAATAATTTCTAAAGGTAAATGTTGTTGAATCTTCTGAGCCAATTGTAATTTGTTCATGTTGAGGGAATCGTTGCCTAAATTATATGTTTCGTTTTTACACAAGCTCCAATTATCTATAACATATTTAAAGCCCCGACACACGTCTAAAATATGCACATAATTTCTCATAAACTCGCACTCATATAAAAGGATAACACGCTCCCTTAAAGTTTTCAAAACAAAATTATTAACAAGCAAATCAGTCCGCATCCTAGAAGAAGGCCCAAAAACTGTAGCCAATCTAAAAGTTACATGATTTTCCACATTTTTATATTCATTTTCAGCAGCAACTTTAGTTTTGCCATATAAAGTTAAGGGATTAAGAGGGGATTCTTCGGTACAAACTGAACCGTCCACGCTAATACCATAGCCAGAATTAGTACAAGGATAAACAACCCTCTGTTCTTTAGATTTATTTTTGGCGATCCACGTATTTACATCATGATTAATTTCTTGTGCTCCTCGCGGATCTCTTTCACATAATGGAAAACCCACGAGTGCTGCAAGAGGAATTATAATGTCCGATTCGCTAACGTATTTCTCTAATTTTTTTAAATCTCTAACATCAGCCTTAACAAATTTAAAATTTTCATGATTTGTATAGCGTAACAACGAGGTAGGCTCATACATTAAATTATCATAAACTGTAACCTCATGCTCAGAAATCAAAAGATTGACTAATTCACTTCCAATATATCCTGCGCCGCCTGTGATTAATATATTCATTCTTTCACTCCTCTATTCTTCGATAATATTTTTAACATATTCTGCTATGGAAAAACAACAAGTTAATCCAGGTGATTCAATGCCTATCAAATTAATAAAATTTTTATAACCTTTATCTGCTTCGTTTGCAATCACAAAATCTCTAAACCCACTCTGCTGTTTAATTTTAGGGCGGATTCCGCTAGTGTCAGGCCAAATGTCATTATGAGATATGCTTAAATACTTATTTATTTTATCACAAAACTCTTGATGATTTAAAAAATTTATATCATAATCAACTTTATTTACAAAATATGCATTTGGGCCAAAAGAAAGATTGCCTTCTAAATCTATAACAGTGTGAATTCCCAATGAATTTTCATCTGGTAAAGGATAAACCAAATGTTTCATTCCTCGATATTTATTTGTTTTATAATATTCTCCTTTGTACCATTCCAATTCATAATCATTAATTCCTATCATTTGGGCAATCTTATCACTCCATAAGCCTGCTGCATTAATAACCACCTTTGACTGAACATGAAAATCTACTTCTGTAAAAGACAGTGTATATTGCTTTTCATTATATTTTATAGCCGAAACAGTGTTGTTATATATTACAACCACATCATCCTCAATAATATTATGCCTTATTTGATTCATTAATTGGTGCGCGTTCACAATTCCTGTAGTTGGAACATAAATGGCTTTAATAGCATTGATATTCGGCTCCGCTTTTTTAATTTCATCCACTGTAAGAAAACGTAATCCTTGAACTTTGTTTTCTATACCATTTTGATAGATGGCATCTAGTTTTTCAATTTCATCAAATGTGGACGCTACGATCAATTTTCCACATTTATTGTGTGGGACATCATGTTTGAGTAAGAAGTCATAAAGCAATGTATTGCCTTTTAAACATAGAGAGGATTTTAGGGTGCGGGGAGGATAATAAATACCCGAATGAATAATTCCACTATTGCGACTAGAAGTGTGTTGGCCTATGGAATTTTCTTTTTCAACAATTAGTATATTTTCGTAATGTTTAGCCAGTTCATGAGCTGTTGCTAAACCAACAACCCCTGCTCCAACAATTACAACATCAAAATTATATACATCATCAAGATCTACCAACTAATCTCCCAATCTTCAAATTCAGCCGCCAAACAATCTATCTTATAATCTTTGCGGCCACCGACTTTCTCTTGAATTTTATTTTTTGCAGTATTTCTAATACCATTTAATCCGTGAGTAAGCTCTAAATCATTGCCATCTCTAATTCCTTTACGATAATTGGATTCATTGTGCCAAATATGTAAATTCATTTGAGACAAAACCACAATTGCTCTAATAGCATTTGCATCTATTTTAGCACTTTTTTGTTCCATTATTAAATCAATGTCATGGAGTATATCTTTTATCTCTTGAGAATACTCTTTTTTATGCTCAGAAATAAAAACTTCTTTTAATTGAGCAATTGATAATCTATCAACCAACTCGGATAGAGTCGGAAGATATTTCCTGTCGTTGTTCACTATTATTTTCTCCTGTTAAAAATTGCATAAAATATGTTTTGTATTCCTCGAATCTTCTCCCAAAAATATTTCGATATTTAAAGAAGATTTGAGCTTCTTCTTTCTGTTGTTCTAAATTATTATCTTGACGAGATCGTCCACCACCAAAATATAAACCAACAACTTCATTGACTTTCTTAAATTTATGACCTACACTAACTGCTCTCAACCACATATCCCAATCATCTGCAAAATTACAATTTTCTTCGTCAAAAAATCCACATGATTCATGTATTATTCGATCCCATAAAGGCATGGGACCGGGCAAACATTTTACCATATTTTCTTTAGAAAATTCATACCTAGAATGTTCAAACATTTTACCATCCGAAGAATTGGATTCATATGATTCATGAGGTTGTTCTGTCATAAAAACATCTCCATAGACTAAACTAATATCAGGATTTTTAATAATGTTTTTGTATAAAACCTCAATACAATCTTTTCTTTTGATATCATCAACAAAACCAAATGTTAAATATTTACCTTTTGAAAGTTTTATGCCTTTATTAAGACATGAAGTAATGGATAATCTTTCAGAAAATCTTTTATATGTTATATTGGGATATTTTTTTAAATACTTGTTTATTGTAGTTTGTTCATTTCCTGGTGATGCCGCATCTAATATGATTAGCTCGCACTGTTCAAACATGTCTTGTCCTGTGATATTTTTCATATAATCTTCCAAATATTCATCAGCTTTGTGAAAAGTGGTGACTATAGACACTAGAGGGGTTTGATCTTGTTTTCTTTTAAATTGAAGACATTTTTCGACTATAGATTGGATTTCATCACGCTTGCTTGTCATCAAATCAATTAGCTCTGAACCTTTTATCTTAAACCAATCTTCACTTGCGGCACCAACTAAATTATTTGTAAGAACTGAACAACCCATCATTCTAGCTTCAACAACAACTCTTGATAAAGTCTCTGGTGTTTTGGGCAAGAAAAGAAATTTTTTATTTTCTCCCAGGCTCTCCAAAAACTGATCATAATTTGAACTTGCTATTAATTCATAATTTATCTTTTTAGCATTAGCATATTGTATTGCACCCTCAGTATTCTTATGTGGGATAGATGAATTAAGTATTGAACACTTATCGCTTTTGGGCCGATTGCCGAAAGAACGCATTTTTTCTAAAGATTTTAAAGACCATAAATTACCACCCACATTAATAATGTTATCAAGATGCAGATTTTTTTCAATAATATCTTTATGAAATTTGGATTGACATAAGACTGCTTGAGCATTTTTATAAAAATAAAAATTTATAATATCAGTTTGTGGCGCTTTAAAATCTTTGTATTTTGCTGGATCTCTTTTACTTAAATATTTGTGGTCATGCTCATAAATAATATAACGACATTTCTGTGTTAAAACTTCTCTGGCTTTAAAAGATAAATTAACAAAATTTGAAACAATAAAAAAATTACTTAAATTTGCCTTCAAAAATTGTGGAGTTATAAACTGAGATTGATGTTTTTTAACAGTGTGTCCTTTATCAGACAACATCGTAATTAATTCTTCGTTATTTAGTTCTCCGCCACCAATAATATGCTCAACAAAATAATCGGCAATAAAAATTATATTCATCCGAAAACCTAAGCATATTCTTGAACAATACTTTCAATTTGTTCTAACCAATCATCATCCAAGGCTTCTTCTTTTCCATTAACTGAGAAACACATTTTCTCATATTGTTGTTCAGCAGAAAATGTTTCTTTTAAATATTTCTGAAGTTTTTTTGCTTTTGATTTTAAGGTTTTTTCGTTTTTGATTGCTGCCTTCATTTCTTTTTTTGCAGCCCACTCTTTAGGAAAACACCACATTGAGTCTTTTTGAATTACACCTTCCCAGAGAGCATTCTCTTGTACTGGTTTAAGATCATAAGAAACAGACGAAAACATAGCAGTATTTTTAACTTTTCCTTTACTATCTTTTTTAGGAACATAAAGAAAATCACAATGACCACTCCATGCAGGAGCAATAATAGGCAAAGCATTATAAGCTGCTTCATAAAGTGGAAGACCAAAGCCTTCGCCATGAGATAAACTAATAAAAGACCGAACCTTTGGGTGTTGATATAAACCAGTCATTTCTTCTTCGGATATGTCTCCATGTAAAAGATAAACTTCACATTTCCTTTCTTTATATTCATTTAATAGCTCTTGTAATCTAATAGAAGTTATCTCTCTATCCTGTAAACAATTTCTAGCCATAGAAGTCTTAACAATGAGTCCCACTTCATCATCATAAAATTGTTCAACAAACCATTTAACAGTATTTTCTAAATTTTTTCTTGGAATCCAAGTTCCAATTGTTAAGAAATTGAAATCATATTTTAAATCTAAAGAAATAGGTTTAGGTTCGATTTCTTTAACCGGATAATTTACAACGTCTACAGGGCATGTGGTTTTAGCCATGAAATCTTCACCAGTGGCATTATTTTTCGCTGGGTATTCTGTATTGACAAAACCATATTTAGCATGTTCGGAAACAACAATAATCTTATCCATCTGCAAGGATTTTTCAACCCATTGAGGGGCAATTTTTGTTGTTTCAATTCCAGCTGTAACACCAATATTAGTTGTTGCAATCTTTTCCCATTCATTTGGAATTGTTATTTGCAGTGAAATATCAAATTGTCCGCCTTGCTGAGTGTACTGAATTGTTTTTTGAAGAAGAAGATCCATCCATCTTCGTTCCTCATTGTCTTCCCAGATCCAACCAGTTTGGCCCCAATTAGTATTAATAAAAAATATTTCAAAAAGATCCGTCCGCGAGCGTAAAGCTCTTAAAAGAAACCTAGTGTGTTCTCCATATCCGCTTTGGCTTAAAGCTGGACCTCTCACAACTACTCTTTTCATACTGTTCGCAACTCCCAAGATTTATAATTTTTTCTATTATCCCATGATCCGTGTTTTTCATGAGTGTTTAACATAATTTTTTCCCATTTTCTTTCAAAATTTTGAAAATTATAATTTTCTTCAATATGCTGGCGACCAGCGGCACCCAATTCTTCACGCTTCTCTTTTCCCATTTCATACATTTGCATTAAAGCATCTACTACAACATCACCTGATATTCTATCTTCATAAATAAATGGAACTTCTTGAGAGCCAATGATCGCTTTTGATGTTGGCTCCAATCCAATTCCATGTTCATATAGGGTAACTGATTTTGTTGTTGAATTTCTTTTTAACATTTGTTTTTGAGAAACTGAGTTTATTTTAGTTACTTGCTCTTGCAATCCGCCTGTCATCGTTACGACAATAGGAGTTTCACACGCTAAAGATTCAAAGGTTGATAACCCAAATCCTTCAGCATCGGAAATACCAACAGTAACATCTGCTGCATTATATATATCAATTAAATTTTGAGGATCCATTTTTTGCGATGATATTAAAACTTCGCCTTTATTCAAACCTAATTCTGCAATGATAGCAAATAAATCCTGACCGTTTGGATCTTTAGGTTCAGTATGCATCAACAAAGAGGCTTTTGCGTTTTTGTTTTTCTTTTGAAGCTTCTTTAAAAAGTCATTAAACCAGAAAATTAAAGAACCGCTTTGTTTTCTCCTTGCATTCCGACTATTCCAAAAAACTAAAAGATGATCATCATCAATTTTAAACTGTTCTTTTCTCACTTTTCTTCGATGTTCTTCGGGCACTTTTTTAAAGAGATGAAGTGGTGAAGTGTGTGGCAAATAATGTTCTTCGGTGTCGGGAGAAACAGTCTGGACAATATTTGATGTTAATTTTGAAATAGTTACCATAACATCAGTCGAATCATACCAAACCTTATTAAAACTAGGATATGGAAAATTGTCCCAAACATGATAATAAACCAAAGGACACAAAGAGCGTATTTCATTCTCCATTTGCCATAACCAGGGAAAAAATCGAGGATCTGTCATAAACCATACAATATCTGGCTTATGAGTTCTCAGCATAGATCGAACAATGTCTGGGCCTCCATATCCATCAACAGGAAAAAGAATCCAATCATCTCCAAATTCTTCAGTTTTAAGAGGCTTATAATCTTCATGTTTGATTGCTCCACCTAAACTAATAAAAGAAAATTTGCCTGTTTTTAACAAACCATGAATAAAATATTTTGTTTGGATTCCCACTCCAGAAGGTGAGAGAGGATGATCTGATATTGTTAAAACTTTAATTTTCTTTTTATTATCTTGTGGTGCAAATTCTAAATCCACAACTTTTTCTACCACTTTATTTTTTCTCCTACGGGCACCACTCAGTTCTATTAAATTCGCACTTATCACATTTTAGGCGATTTTTTGGGTGGTTATTATTATGGATATTATACACCGCCTTATTTAAAATGTTTAATGCATTTTTAATTTTTCTTGGTCCGCTGGAAACTCGGAAGATTTCAATCTTGTTTTTCTTTGCTGTTCGCTTTAAAAGGCCAAAATAAGTTTCAACATTTTTTGGGTCAACATTGTGCTTTTCACAAAAAAAGTTTTTATAAAAAGTTAATTGATAGGTTGTCATTTTTGCTGTCTTTCTCTGAATGTCCCAGCCCCATGAGCATGACTTCCAATCAATAATATGATATTTTCCATCTGGAGTTTTAACAACGAGATCTAGAAAACCTTTATAATCATATTCACCAGCACAATCGAGAATTGGTTCAAAGATTTCTTCTTCTGCGGAAACAACTTTATATCCTGGAAATTTAATATTAAGAGCTTCTAAAACCATAGAAGCAAGTTCAATACCTTGAACTTTCATTTCTAAGATCATTGGCGCATGTTCTTCTGGTATATCTTTTAATTTACTGAGTTCATCTTTAAATGATTGTTTAAAGACATTTTTATAATCAACAGATTCATTTAATGTAAGCTTTTCACATGCTTCATGAAGGGCTGTGCCAAAAGCAGTATAAACATTTCCTTTGAAAAGCTTAATTCTGTCGATATATGTAAGCTTATGATAGAATGGGCAAAAATCCCAATTTTTTAAAGCACTAAATGATACATGTGGCATTTTTACTCATCTTGTAGTTAAGAATTTTTTTTAGTTTTCTTATCACTATTTGATGATACCACAGGTTGGGGTGTTTTGTCAACTGTTTTTTTATTATTAGATAAAAGAAACACCCATTGTCCTGAGAATGTGTTATTTCTATTACACAATCTTGATTCTTGGATGCATTCTCCATATGTATAATCATTTTCAGATAACCATAATTTAATTTTAGCTGTGGTTGCTGAGATTTTTCTTACTGGATCATTATCTATAGTAACATCCACCACTAAACGATCTTGTTTTTTATTAACATTAACTTCCATTTCTTTACTCCGTGTTTAAAATATTTTCTAATTTATTATATAAAGCTGGGCTTATATCTTTTAGATAGTTTTGATCTCCATTTATGTATTCTTCAAAACCGTTAGCAAAATATTCTCTAATTGATGTGACTGAATAAGGAGACATAAATAAACCAGCAGTTAAAAGTGCTAAGTTGTCATAGCCTAAATTATTAAATAAAAAATCATCTAATTCATCTACAAATTCATCAGAAAAAAATAGTTTACCCATGCCAGCAAACGAAATTTCATTAGCTCTTAATAAAGCAACTAATTTCTTCTTTTTTCCAATATATTCATTTTCAATTGAACTATCATCATAAATATCAAAATAAGAATTATCCTCAAACACATGAGCTAACTCATGAATAATATCATTAACAATAATTTTATCTGTTACATCAGGAAAATCTTTAAAAGAAGAAAGATAAATCGCACCTTCTTTAAACATCGCTTGAATTTTTCGATCTTTTAATTCAGAAAATTCACCAATATAAATTCCTTCAAGATCAGAACATATTTCATAAGGAACTAAATCCTTTATTCTATTTAAAATATCTTCTATATTGATATGTTCTGGAAGTGGATTTAAAATAGAAACAGGAATATCATATAAGTGATATTCCTTTCTTTCTTTTAAGGATTTCTCAACAGAATGTTTTAAATATTTTTTCATATCTTAATATACAATATAATATATTGATTAGATCATATCACATTTTCAAACTCTTTTAAAATTAAAGAACTTTAGATGTCAAAGTTGCCACTTTAGACCGCTCTCCCTTCAAGAATGTAATATGGCCTGTAATATCATAAGGTTTTAACTTTTCAATTGCATAAGTTAAACCATTTGAGGTTTCATCTATATTAACATTATCTATTTGCTCAATATCTCCAGTCAAAACAATTTTACTTCCATGGCCGACACGAGTTAAGATAGTTTTAATCTCATGTCGTGTCAAATTTTGACATTCATCAATAATAATATAAGCTTTTTGAATTGATCTCCCTCTTATATAAGTTAATGCTTCTATTTCAATAATTTTTTTTTGCATATATTGATAAAGCATCAAACTATCATCTCCAAATAGAAATCTCAGATTATCTTGAATAGGGGCAAGCCAAGGTGCCATTTTTTCTTCCATTGTTCCAGGTAAATATCCTAAATCTTTACCCATTGGCATAATGGGCCTTGAAACAATCATGCGATTATAAACAGAATCTTCACCCATTACTTGTTGCAATCCAGCAGCAAGAGCACATAAGGTTTTTCCACTCCCTGCTTTTCCAATTAAAGAAACAATAGGAATCTCAGGATCTAAAAGTAAATCAAGAGCAAAATTTTGTTCTTTATTTTTAGGGTTTATACCCCATCCATCTTCTTCTTTTCGATCTGGGATTTTTTTAAATGGTATAAGTGTATCAATAAATCTAGTAATTGCAGTTTTCTTCTCATTAGAAGAAGACACTAACATCACAAATTGATTAGCATATAATTCAGGCTTTTCGTCAACAGCATCAGATAAAAAGATTTGTTCTCCCGCGTAAAATCTATCTATAATTTGGTCATCCACTAAAACTTTTGCAAA